CATATATCAAGACATTCTTGTGTTGGGGGTTCTCCCACATAACGAACAAAAATTTTAGCATCTATTCCCATAGTTAATTTCCTTTATAGACATTATACAATAAAGTCATCATACAAAAGAACCTCCCTTTTTGGGGGAGGTCATGTGACGGTTCTTGAAGTGTCTCAGTGCTTCCTTTCGGGAACGCATTGCCTGAGGTTTCAATTTTCGTTTTTGCTCCTTCTTGGAGTGATGCTTCCAATTTGGGACTTGCATTGTTCTTTGATGTATCAGGACACCATACGGGAAAAACCTTTGACTTTCTCAAACCTTATGACACTTTGGAATTTGTCATGTAAGTCTGACTTATGAGAGATAATGAATATATTAGCATCTTTAACTACATAACGAATAATCTTAAGAAATTCATCTGTACCATATCCATCCAAAGAACTATCAAATACCTCATCAAGAATTAACAGATTAGTACTAGTTGAATTTTTAAACTTAGCAACTTCCCTCCAAGTGAAAAGAAGAGCTAAGTCTATTCTTTGTTTTTCACCTTCACTGAATGAACTATACGAAAAATCTTCATGGATTGGTGATTGAATTGTTTCATTAAATTCTTCGTCAAGAGTAAAGTTAATGTAGAAATCCATCATCTGAAGATACTTATTAACCTGCTGATTAATCAGAGGAAGATACTTTTTGATGATCTTTGTTTTTACACCTCCGTCTTTTAGAAGACTATAAATGTAATCATAGTAAGTAATGTTTTCTTTTTGTTTATAGAAGTCTTCAGTTAATGATTGAAGACTTTTTCTAAAACTTTCTAACTTTTCATGTTCAATACTTCGATTTGCAAGGTCTTCGGCAGTTCTTTGAATTTCATTTTGTAAATCTTTGATTTGTCGATGTATTGATGTAATCCGAGAATTGTTTTTAGAAATACCATTCGTTAAGTTAGAAACATCCTTGGAAATCTGAAGGAAATGATCTTCTCTGACTTCTTCATTGTGTATTGCCTGCTCAAGTTCTTTATAAGCATTTTGCAGTTCTTTTGCCTTTGATTTGGCTTCACTAATTTTATTTAACCTAAACTGTTCTTCCAGATCTTGAGTGCATGTGGGGCATACCGTATTCTCCTTAAAGAAACTATGCTCCTCGGTAATCGTTGTTACCTTCTGGGTCATCTTTCCTTTAAGGTTTCCTAACTTACGAAGTTTATTTTTTGCTCCTTTGTAAGATTCTAGTTTTTTATTCAGGTCTTCAATTTCAAAACCAAGATTTTCTACTTTTTCTCCAAGATCAGTTTCTTCATCGCAAAGTTCAGTGATCTTATCTTCCTTATCTTTTATTGATTGCTTTCCCCTTTTTTCAATGTCCTCAATAAAAGTTTCTTGCATTTCAATCTTATCAGAAAAAGATTCTTTCTTGAGATCAATACTTCTAACTTGCTCTTTCAAAAAACGAATCTTATCTTTCACAATGGATGTCATTGAAGAAAAGATTTTAATGTCAAGTAAATCTTCAATAACTTCTCTTCGACTTGCAGCAGTAAGCTGCATAAATGGAACAAAATTACTACTACCAAGAATAACCACTTGAGTAAATGACTTATAGTTCATCTTAAGAACATTTTGCTCAATCCACTTTTGTTGATCAATTGAAGATGCTTCTTGGTTTAATGCTTCTCCGTTTTTATAAATTTCAAATACTGCTGGTTTGATTCCCCTACAAATTTTCCAATCAATAGTTCCAATTGAAAACTCAATTTGAACTAAACAATCTTTTTCGTTTGTGGAATTAATTAATTGAGGTTTATTAATTCCACGAAAAGATTTTCCGAATAAAGAAAAAGTCAGTGCATCAAGAACAGTGCTCTTTCCTGCTCCATTCGCACCAACAATTAATGTAGTATTTGATTTATCAAAATCAATCTCAGTAAATTGATTTCCAGTAGAAAGAAAGTTTTTAAATTTAATTTTTTTAAACAGTATCATTTTCGATTGGAGGTATCACAATATCATTAGAGTCAAAAATTATGTAACTATGCCCGTGCAGTTCACATAATTGTAGTATTAGTTTTTTATCAACTTCAACTACATTCATTTCTGGACTACCTGAATTTTCTAACATCATAGCAAAACGAGTTGCATCATCATTTTCTTCGAAGATATAAAGAACTTGTTCTTCAAATTCATTTCTTACGGAATATGCACCTTCCTCTTCTTTTCCATCAATAGTTATTATAAACATTTAAAACACTTCGCAAGACTCTCGATAAACTTCTTGAATCATGTTTTTTAGAACTGATTTATCTAATTCATTTTCAGATTCAGTGATATATCTATTCAAGATAGAAAGAGTGTTTTCAGACTGAATGTCTTCCAATATTTCTTCTCCTTCAACTACCTGGAAGTTTTCAACGATTTTAACTTCAGCAGGATTTTGAGAATAAAGATACTCTAAGTATTTTTCAAACTTGAGATGATTTTTCTTTTCTCTCACAACAACTTTTACAATTTTATTTTCAAAGTCTTGTTTTTTATCCATACCATCTTCCACATAATCAACTAGTTTAAAGATACTGTATGGATTATCTACCGGAAAATGTTCCAGAGTTTCTGTATCAAAGATGGTGAATCCTCTCCTATCACCAACATCTGACCAGAACATTTCGTATGGATTTCCCAAGTAGAATATTCTTCTATCATCCGATCTAGTGTGGTAGTGACCAGAGAAGACTTTGGTGAACTTTGAATATAATTTGCCATCATGACCATGGTCCATGACGATTTGTTTATTAACTCTAAATCCGTTGAGTTCAAGGTGCCCCATCGCGATTTCGCAAGTTGTATTTTTAATAAGTTTGAAAGATTGCGTCTCATTGTTTTCGTTAATCCAAGGTAAGAATAGGATATTTAATCCACCAATAGTAACCTCTGTTGGTGAGGAATAAGTCGTAATGTTAGAATAAGACTTAAGAAGAAGTTCTGGAGAATTAACTTGACTAGTGTTCTTATAGTAAGTATCATGATTGCCTACCATAAGATGAACCTTGTAATTAGACAAAGGATCAAAGACAACTCTTTTTGCCCACTCAAGACTTGAGTAATCAATGTTTTTGCGAGAATCAAACGCATCGCCCATATGAATGACTGTATCTATCCCGTACTGTTCCAGCGTCGGGAAAAATACAGATCTATAAAAGTTCTCAAAGTACTCCTCAAATACTTTAGAACCTTTTTTAAACCCATAATGAGTGTCGGTAATAATCGCTACTTTCATTCAATAACGAAGTTTGATGTGAACGTTTTCTTTGATACTATTATAATCTGAATAGTTTGATCCGTCAATAGTGTTGTCATCACAGAAGACTTCACTAAAACCGGTCTTTTCAAGAATTTTATTTTTAATTTCTAATTGTCTTTTCTCTTTTGCAATTCTTCTCAAAAAAGCATAAGTAATAACTTGTGTGAAGTATGCAAAAGGATTAGATGATTTATCTGGATTGAAATTTAATACACATTGAATACAATTTTCAATTCCATCAGATACCATCTCATCAATAAAGATGTAGTTGATAAAATTAGTTTTGTATGATAGGTGAGTTGCCATTTTAATAAAACAATCTCCAATGTACCTCGGAACTTGAGGTTTATCAGGACTTTTCCACTTTTTTAATTGATCAATTGCAATCTCTGGATTTTCCTTAACTGCTTCTGCCATTACAAGATTTCTGTATTCAATCAAAGAAGCAAGAAATTCTTTATTATTTACATAATGTTCTGATTTTTTTTTCTTAGGCATTGTTCCAACATTAATCATAAAATTTATTAATCCAACTATCTAGATATTATAACATCTGTACTCAGAATAAACAAGAGTTGACACCACCTGCTGCTTACGTGTATAATCTGTTTGTCAGGTTTGGATGAGATTACTTAGCTATCATTAAAGATCTTCTCTAAGGATCTCTTGGCATCATTCACACTAGAGAGATATCCCATCTTTCTTGATGCTGTCTTCTGCATTTGTTCTTTATCACCGAATTGATTAAATTGCTCATACATAGAAATCATTTCTAGATCATTATTTTCAGATAATGATAAAACATCATTAGTATCAATAATCAATAAAGTATCTTTTGTAGTCTTTAGCCAAGGTTCTATTTTGTAACCATTCAATCCTCTCCTATTTTTTAATTCAGTAACAGTAATAGGAGAATTCAAAAGTAACATAGTTTTATTTTCATCTTTTGATGCCATTACTTTTGCAAAGATCTCTTCTCCAGTTTTAAGTTTGACTGTTGAATAAAAATCTTCTTCTAGTGGTTTTCCACTAAAGAGAACTGTTTCTGAAATTGTTTTTTTCTTTTCTTCTTTTTTATTAAATATTTTATTTAATAAATTTTTTATCTTCTTCATTCTTTTATGTTAATAGGGATTATTTCATAGTTAAAGTTTTCTTCATTATAGATTTTGATTCTTTCTATAAAATGATTTAATGTATAATTTTTTCTTGAATTATAAGTACAATCATCAGAAATATCATAAAGAACTGCTTTGGTTTTGTTTGTTCCTTTCCTTAGTACTCTACCGATTGACTGCAAATTACGAATGCGTGATTTACTTGGGGAAGCAAAAACTACGTTATGTAGATTTTTAATATTAATTCCTGTTGAGAAAACTCCATAAGAAGCAATAATAACAGCATTATTTTCTTTTTCAGTAATTTCTCTTATTTTTTCTCTCTCAGTAGTATCTACACCACCATGAACAAAGAAAACTTTTCTATTTTCTTGAACTGCATTATTTATGAGTTCAAATAAAGGAGCACCATGTCCTTCTATTCTTGCAAAGAGTACAAGAGTATTTCCACTTAAATCTAATACAAGATTACGAATAAATTTATTTCGCTTTTCATGTCCTATAATAAATTGTACTTCATCTTCAAAAGTTTCAAATATCTGAGGATTATGTTTTAATGTAAGACATCGAATGTCTAATTTAGAAATGTGACCCTTATCCATCAACTCTTTTGTTCTTGTTACCTTGTATGATGGACCAAACACTCCCTCTAAGACCCACTTATGCGTCTGTGTGCCGTCTAAAGTACCTGTGAACCCAAATCTATACTTACATGAGTGTAACTTCGACATGATGCTGATTAGAGACTTACTTTTAAATAAATGTGCTTCATCACCAATCACTACTTCGTAATCATTAAAAAACTTTTTCTCTAACTTATAAATTGATTGCCAAGTTGTAATAGTCACTTGGTGTTCATTTGTTTTCTCTCTTCCACTATAAATTTTATGACAGTATGACTCAGCATCCCAACCGTAATCCTCAAAATCTTTGTACATCTGCTCTACTAGAGATGTCGTTGGAACAACTAAAAGAATTTTTTTACCTTTATCCACATAGTATCGTACAACAGAATAAATCATCAAAGATTTGCCACTTGCAGTGGGACTTATCAATAATTTTCTATTATACCTTAGAGCACCATGTACTCCCTCAATTTGATAATTACGGGGAGAAAAAGAACAAATAGAATTCATGTAATCTTTTACACCTTCCATTGAGATTTCTTCATTTATCTCAAATGGAAGTCCATAAAATTTATTCTCTACAAACTCATAACTGTAATTGTGAATTTTTAATTTTGAAATAACTTTATCTAATAATCCAACATAGATTTCTCCAGTATGAATTGAAAGAAGACGGATCATTCCGTCCCAATATTTACTTCTCATTTGAGGCATAAACTTTGCCCCTGGAACTTCAAATGTAAAGTACTCTTGTAGTTCATATAAAATATGAGGTTCACATTCTAACTTAATGTAAACCTCATTCTTTTTATGTATTCTTACATCACACATAACATAATTAAACCTGTTATGTGTATTTAGTTCATATTATCAAACTGATATTCTAATATTATCCTATAGAAGTTATCTCTCATAGCGATTAAATCTTCTTGCTCTTGTGGATCACCACCAGACCATTTCTGAACTGCTTGTGATAATCCTGTATGAATTGATCGAATTGCTTTGATAGGTAATTCTAAAATATAATATTGTTCTTCCATTAACCTAAACCGGATTGAAATTTCATAAAATCTATGGAATTTTTAATTTGGTATGTTCTATTATGTATTTGTCTAAGTATATCTTCTAGATATTTAAGCATTACATCATAATACTCAACTTTTAAGGAAACTCTGGAAAGTTTATCATCAGCATTTAAATATCTTTCTAGGTCATTTTTATCACGAACTTTTTTTTGGAAAGGTTCTTCTATATAAACATCAGGATCTGCTTTTCCAGAGTAAAACTGATGTCTTTCATGTCTTATTTTTCTTTTCTGTTGATCAACATTCTTTCTTAGAAGAATTATGTTATTATATAAATCAAAGTATTTTGCATGTAAAGAAGGAATATTTAAAGATTCTGTATGTAAATTGTCAATGTCAATCTTAGAATCTTTTTCCCACATACTTTGAATAATTTCAAGATTAATTGCCATAAATTAGTCGTATCTCTTAGGTAAGTAATTTCCTTTTGAATCAAGTACATTATACATCATATACTTGAAATTGACTTCTGCAGTGAAGTATTCCTCATCGGTATTTGTTGCATCAAAATTAAGTTCAGATAAACGATAAGGAAACATTCTCCTAAATGAAATTTGATATTTTAAGTTATCACTACTCGTATTGATCAGCAAAGTCCCATCTGAATATAAATTCATTTGACTTTTATCTGGTTGACTAAAGTCTTCATTTGAATTTTGAAATTCATAAATTTGCTGAAGAGATTCTGGAAATCCTAGTCCCCTCATCCAATTCTGAATTTCCATGTAATTCTGTAAATCTTCATCAACTAAAAATTTAATAGTGAAATCATCAAATTGCATCATGTCACCTGGGATAGGAATGTTGTTGGTGTACGTTGACTGAGTAGCAACACCTAACTCTATTCCAGGAACATTTACTGAATTTGTTAAGAATGACACTTTTGGTGCTCTGTTTAAAGTAAATTTAAACTTAACAGACGATAAAAAATTTCTATTTTCTATTTGTCGTTTAGTGCCATAATTACCGTATCTCTCTGCCATCTTTCTTTCTGATTATTTAGACAAAAAAAGAGGGTTCCGAAGAACCCTCTTAGAAAAGTATGTGTACTTAATGGATCACATAAGGTTTTTGACTTGAACCCTTCTGTAATAGCGGTTGCTATTTGAAGTAAGTCTGCCAAGACCCTGGTTAGAAACATTACCTTCAGCGAATGGGTTTGCGACCATGCCGTAGCGGGTCTTAAATCCAATTTTGGGCTGGAAGTTGTTCTCACCAACGGCGCGAACCATTTGGAGAGGAACGTATGGGCAGTAGAACATACCTGCGTCATAAGGTGAAGAACCTTTATAACCAGCAACATAGTACTGAGCGGCAGCACCGTTTGCAGAATAAGGATCGATGTAGACGCGATACTTACCCATGAGAGTACCAGCAAAGGTGTTGCCGGTATCATCAACGTTCAGGTTTGCATTGAGTGCAGGGGTGTAGTCAAGAACACCAGCCATGGTCAGTGCAGAAGCAACGTCTGCAGAACACAGAATGATGTTGCCCTTTCCTCTACGAGTTCTTTGTGCGATTGCGTTAGCATCACGCTCGATTTGGAACAGGAGACCTTTGAACTTCTCAACGCTCCAGCGACCGTTAGAATCAACGTCAAGGTCAAATACGCCTTGGTTAGCAACATTAGTTGCAGCACCTTGTTCGGCGGTCTTATAGATGGTTCTGATGACTTCGCGGTTGATTTCAGCAAGAATTTCGCTAGACAAGATGTTAGCGAGTTCTGCTTCTGCATTCAGACCGTGAATTGCCTTCAGATCTTGAGCAAGCTCAAGTGAATACTCAGCTTTCAGTGCGCGTGACTTAGCGGTCACGGTGACTTTTTCGATGCTGAATGCCATCTCAGCAAATGCTGAAGTGCCTTCAACTTCGCCAAGAGTCTCGGCATCACCGGTATTCATACCAGTACCGACACTGTAATCATCAGTACCAAGAAGACCAGGATTAGAACCTACTTGATCAGTACTACCAATGCCAGTTGCGCCAGCATAAGGAGCACCAACACCCAAATCTCCCTGAGCGTTCTGACCAGAGAATCCGGTATCTGCTTCATCAAACAGTGCTTCTGTACCAGACTGATTGGTGTAGCGTGAACGCATCGCGAAGATGAGTCCAGTAGGACCAGACATTGGTTGAACGCCTGCAAGGTCATAAGCGACCAAGTTAGGCATTGAACGTCTGATCAAGGAGATCAGTACAGGGTCGAAACCTGCAACAGGACCACCTTCAGCAGAACCACCAGTGAAACCACCAGTGCCAGCAGCGTTAGTTGGTGCCTCAGTCAGGAGTGAACCTGATTGTGCAAAAGCATTTTGCTCTTGCAGGAATTTTTCTTGATTTTCGAGCAGGACAGCTGTGACGGCTCTTCTGTGAGGATCTGCGATTTTATCGAGACCTTCGTGCTCCAGAAGGGGTGCCCACTTATCCTGCAGATGTTCGGAATGGAACATTGCGGTTTACCTCTTTTAGTGTGTTTGTTTAAATGTTAATTTCATGATTTGGACATTCTGGTCAGCATCTGAGCGTATGATGCAACTCTGGGATTAGAAATCTCAGAAGAAACATCAGCACCCTCGGTCAGCGTCTCAGTTTTTGTGTGTGGAGCAGCAGTATTTGAAGGGAAATAAGATTCCTTCAATGCCACTAACTTTTCACGATATTCTTTTTCACTTCCAAACTCAACACTTTCGGCAAGTGAAGAGAGCTTCTCTTTCTGGCTCAGGGCAAGACCCTCAGCAATTTCTCCAAAGATTCCATCAGCAACCGACTCTGCGAGGCGCTTGTTTAATGATACATTCTTTTCGATCTGCTCGTTGAGTTTTGATTCCATTTCATCAAGTTTTTCTACCATGCTATTAAGTACATCATATTTTTCTTCAGGGATTGATACATAATGTTCTTCAAATAGATTTTTCAGACCTGACATGAATGACTCAGAGAGTTCTTCTTTCAGACCTTGCTCGACTGAGAGTTGATTTTCAGAAATCCACTCATCAGAAACATATTCAAGATAAGAATCTACACGCTCAGTAAGTGCTGCTTTAATTTCAGCAACTTCTTCGGTGAGTGCTTCTGCATACTGAACTTCAAGTGATTCCTTAATTTCGGAAACTTTGGTGTTCAGTGCTGCTTCGAATACGACCTTTGCTTTCTCTTTAAACTCTTCGGAGAGTTCTTCATCAGTTTGAAGAATTGCATTCACATCTTCTTCAACGCTATATGCTTCTTCTGCAGATTCTTCTACTTCCTGTTCAGCAACAACTTCAGTTGCTCCTTCTTCAGTTTCGATTTCCTCTTCAGATACCACTTCTCCTTCAACTTCTTCTTCTTCTTTTACACCAGCAGGCATTGGATCTGCCTTACCAGCACCTTTATTCACAACGTCATTTACAGTTTTTAGTGTAGGTTCTTTTAATTTTGCTGAATCGTCATCAGACTTATAATTCTCTGGTGTAGGACCACCAAGATCTTCATAAGAACCAGCGATAGAAGTATCCATTGAATCTCCTGTCTTTGCCTCAGCATTGACAGCAGTATTGGATTGTGATGTGCCTACTTCCATTTCGTGTAAATTTTCTCCACTAGACATTTGAACTCTCCGATGTTACCGTTTTTTTAAAACTATATTTATTTATAATTTGTAAAGTTACACTATATGTGCTATAATGAATTTAGAAAATTATTAAACAATTCTATTTTCTGCTCTTCTAACTGCCTCTGTGCAGTTAATTCATTAATTCTTCTGCGATTTTTTTCTGCGAGTTGTTCACGAAGAATTCCTCCTTCCCAAATCCACTCTTTTCCTTCCATAATACCTGATACAAATGCATCAGGCGCAGAAGGATCAGCAACAATATCTGCTGCTGTTGCAAGCATAAAGTCCTCACCAACTTGCTTGTATCCTTCTTTAGTAGCAGTTAATGAACCAATACCACGAGAGGAAACTCCAAGAGTGACACCATCTTTAAGAAGAGATTCGGCAATCTTACCCATTGGTGTTGACAAAATCTGTGCCTTCCCTACAAAATTATTACCTTCTCTTTGAAGTTCAACAATCTTATGTGAAACTCGATCAAGATTTACAGTAGGACCATCAGGATGTCCAAGTTCTCCAAGAGCACGTCCTTTCTGAACATACTGTTCATTATAACGTTTTACCTCACGTTCCATAATAGAACCTGGATAAAGTCTACCGTTACGATTGACTTGTTCTGATTGCAGAAAAATGCCTTTGATAAAAAGGTTCTTCTTACCATTAGATTCTTCTGTGAGAACCTCTACTTTTTCGATTTCTTCTCTGATTAGTTTCATTTTTTTATGCGGTAAATCCTACTTTTGATCCAAGTACAGCATTATCAGAAGACCATATTTTATCAGCACCTGCTTTTTCAAAAAATTCAACAGTTCCAGCAGGGAGAGTCGCAGTTGCAGTATTGGCATAACCAGTTGCAGTGCTTTTAGCGATACTTACTGTTTGAGCACTAGTATCGCTATTATAAACTCTAATTACGGTTGCGTTATTTAATGTAGAAGTTACTGCTAAACCAACCTCTGTATCAATTAATTTTGTTCTTGCCATTATTATAATAAAATACTTTAATTATTATTTATTATTCTTTAGTTTCCAATCCTTCTCCATTAACAAAAACAGAATTTGCTGCTGAAGGTTTTAATGCATCAACTCTTTCTGATGCCTTTGCATAAAGAACATCTTTAATCTGATCACTAACACTTGATGGTGATTCATCACTGATAATCATATCTATTAATTTATCCATAATTTTTTAATATACTTTTTTTATTTATAACTAAATCTCCCCACCTTCTGGTGCATCTACTGGTGTTTCGTCAATTTCTGGTTCAACAGGAACTTTTCCCATTTCACCATTTACTGTATCAATAGGCATTCCAGTTTTAGGATCTACCATCGCTTGTGGATCAGGAACTATACCATCTTTAATTTCTTTTTCGATAATTTTATCTTGTTCAATAATCTCTTGATCTGTTTGACGAAGAATGTGTCTTCTTACATAATCTTGAGAATAATACTTTCCAACATAAGGTTCTGCAGTAGAAACTAAATTTAACCTTTCAGTTAGCAACTCGGATTCTTTAAGTTCTGAGAAGTGATTATCATACAAGAAATCATACTGAATGTGCTCAGACATTTTATTCCAATCTTCTGGAGTTACAATGTTCTTCAGAATCAATTGAGTTTTAAGTATGTCATTGAACATGGTTGAGAATCTTTTTCTCAAACGTCCAACAAATTTAGTAAACTTAAGTTCATCTCTTAAGATTTCAGAAGATCTGCCCATGTTAAACCCACCTTCTCCATCCATTCTTGAGGGTGGAACATTGAGTGATCTGTATAGTTTTTTCTTAAAATATTCAATATCAGTGATTTCTCCAAGGTTTTGGCCTCCTGGCAAAGTTGTGATTTCTGTTCCCCTTCCGCCTTCTCTGCGAGGCAACCAAAAATCTTCAAGCATTGACATGTATTTTTTGTCATCTCTAAGTTCCCCTGTATTGGCATCATAAACCATCTTATTTCGATAGCGCATCATAACATCTCTAAGATATTGCTCTGCTTTTACTTTTGGAAGATTTCCTACATCAATGTAAAAAATACGACGCTCTGGTGCTCTTGATAATCTATAAATTACCAAAGAATCTTCAATCATACGAAGTTGATTGATTGATTTGATTGATTTATGAAGATATGAAAGTACGGTATTCTTATTTCTATCTACGAGACCTGAAGTACAATAAGTAATTGCATCTTTTGAAATCTTAATTCCTCCAGTATTATTATTTCCATAACCATTTTTTAGTTTTGGGTTGTATTGGAAATACTCTTCAATTTCAGGAAAATCCATGTCAATTGGATTTTGTGACATGTTATTAGTAATTATCTTGTTTGGATCTGTCTTTTTTTGCTGTCTAACATAACGCATCTTGAGTGCGTCAATGTATCTAAGTTCTTTAATACCTTCCTGAGGATTTTTTAAATCAATTACTTTATGATAATAAAGTCTTCCGTCAATGTACCAATTTCTATAAATCTCATGAGACTTTTTATCAAAGTCTAAAATTTCTAAGATATTTTTAAATTCTTCTCTGATTTTATTTTTAAGACCATCGCTCGCATTCAAGTTAGATAATTCAACCTGTACAGGACTATCATAAGTGTCTGAAACAATTGCTTCATTCACAATGTCTTCAATAGCACTATCCACTTCTGGATGAAGTGCCATTTCCCTGTATCTACGAATTAAATCTTGTTCATTTTTATATACGCCTTCAATGTCAACCGAAGTACCAAAAAAACCACTCGACAAATAGTAGTCAACTCCGTCCTCGTTATTTTCGGGGACGGGAGATACTATTGAAGGTGGTTTTTGCTCAGTATCTTCTACTGAAAATCCAAATAATCTAGACATTAATATAATTTAGAACTTTACTTGTTCTATTATTTATTAGGATTCAATTCCTGCCTCACTTACTTCACTTTCATTTTCTGGTTCAACTGGATACCAGAACTGTACTGCAAAATCAACAGTAAATTCTTCAACGGTATCTGTGCTGTCATAGGAAAGATCAATAGCAGAAACATTAACTGGATAAATGTCAACAAATCTGTATTGTGCTAAGATTTCAGCATTACCTGGAGTTCCAGCACCTCTTTCTCTTTCAACCGCACCTCTGCCAAGCTGATAAACTTTGGCATTTCTCATGTAATCAATTGGATCTGTAAGTCCACTGTGATCAGAATATTGTGCAATAGCTTGCATCCAACCTTCCATTGCTCTTCTGATTGCAAAATCTTCATCATTCATAATGGTGACAGACCAGTTATCAAATGTCCTGTCGCCAGCAACTTTGAATTGTCTTCCTCTGAAAGGAATTTCAATTGAAGCAACATTAGACGCTGGAAGAACAGCGGTCTTACATAAAAATTTAGAATCAAGTTGAGCATCTGAGTTACTGTCCCAATTTACTAAACCCTGTGGATCTCCAGGAATAGAACCTGGAAGAACCACTTCAAAAAGGTTGGGGCGAGCGCCGCCCCCGTTAAGTGACTTTTTAAAAGAAGATAAACTTCTGAATGGAATTGACATTTTATTTTCCCCCTGATGGTTTTGTTAGTTTACGTTAAACACTTCCTGCAACTTCTTCAAATGCAACTCCAGTTCGTGTTGCGACGAATGTGAGCTCTACATAATTAATTGATTTAGCTGGCTTCAGGAAGATGTCAGCTCTAAACTCATTATTGTCAATAATGTCTGGAGTGTTATTAGATTCATCACACTTAATTAGATAACCATAAAGACCTCTCTTAGATTGAATATCTCTAAGGAAAGGTTCAACGATGTTTCTAAAGTTTGCTCTTGTAATCTCATCATTCAATTCAAACAGAACTGTTTCTGCAGTTCTTTCAAGTGCTTGCTCAATAAAGAGGAACAATCGACGGACATTAATTCTATCGAATGCTGATGCATAACTAAGAGCAGTCTTATCACCGAATAGAAGAATCCCATATCCAGGCTTATTAACAATTGAGTTAATTCTCTTAGGATAAAGTCTGTCTCTTTGTGCCTTATTCGGATTGTATGCTAGTTTAATTGCATTATTCAAAATACCTCTTTGCTGACCAGCAGGTGAGAACCAAGGAAAAGCAAAGATTGAAGTTCTTACGCAGAGACCAGCAACATCTGGATTACATGGGAGGTAACGGAACTTGTTGTTGAATCTATCGTAAGTATACTTATAACCAGTATCTAGGATAGCGTAAGAAGATGAAGAAATAGGAGCGAAGAACTCAATAATGTTGTTTGTTATTTGTTCTGCTGTCAAATATCTTGTTGTATTAGGTTCAGAAGGATCTCTCTCAGAAACAACGTCGTATCTATGAGGGGAAATTACTGCAATACAATCTTTTCTTGATCCGGCAATAGAGATTAGTTGATTCGCCTTTGCTTGAGACTCAAATTTATTAGAACAACCAGGTCCCATAATTAAGTAATCAACTTGAATTTCTTCTTTATTCTCGAATAGATTATAAGAAGTTGTTAAATTTGAAAGCTCTGCCTTAAGGCTTCCTGCCTCACCATTTGCACCAGTTTTGTAATCAGTACCTCCAGTAAGTTCATAAGTAACGTTACCCATTACACTGAAAGTAGCATCTTGAACCGCTAAGTTCCAGAGACCATCCGCTGCGGTGTCGTTTACATTCCAATCATCATAGATTGAAGATGTTGCATCAGTTTCAAAGAATGTTTGATAAACTCTTTCTGAGTTTCCATTATCTGAAGGATTGTCTCCTGCATAAACATAAGCAGAGTATTGTGCAAGATACTCTTTCCACCAAACTCTAAGGGATGGATTTACTGAAGAAATTGTATCGATTCCTTTGGAAAGGAATAAATGCTTTTCTAGAATGTTACCTTGAATTCCAGAAATTTCTCCGGTGTCATCAATTACAACAACATGAAGCGCATCATGTCTTGCGTTTCTATCGTTTGCAAACTGAGTATCAGTTGGTTTTGGTGCAATCGATCTCCATAAAATTGTAGTATTATCGAGTGCTAATGTCTGATTGTCATACCAGTCAGACACATCATCAGATGTTGTTGTAACTGATGTCAGCGCAGTACCAACAGAATTTACGAGTTTAACAGTATCTCCATCTTTAATAGAAGTTATTCTGTTCTTTTCATCATAAGAAATTTTAGTAACAGTATTGTTTTCGGTATTTACTCTTTCAACAATTTTAACGTCAATAGAGTCTTCGCTCTGACCTGTTACAATTCCTTTCAGGTAACCAGTGAATGTTTCAGTTGATCCTACTCCGGGAATAGTAGCTGTGCCAACTGAAACACTAACACCAAGACCAACTGCAGTTCCACCAGCACCGACTGCTTGAAGAACACTTGCTCCCAATTTAATTGTTTGGTCTGCTTTGTCGTCAATAAAACAAACTTTTAAATTATTTGCCCAAGAACCAGGATTTTTTGCCGCAAAGACATAACCCTTACTGTCATCAGAGTGATTTGCATTATAGTCGTCAAAGTTCTTAATTTTAAGTGAGGCATTGCCTGTAACAGAAGAACCTTCTTGATTATCATTATAAATACCGTTTGTATTGAAAGTTAGGTCTACTGACCCACTACCTCCAAGAGCAGTTCCATCAATGCTGATTACTTCATCATCAGCAAATCCTTTACCGCCCTCAGTAACTGTAACCGTAACATCTGAAGTCGTGATACCAGAAACTACAACTTCGAAAGTTGCTTTTTCTCCAGAACCGCCATAAGTTACAGTACCATCTCCACTAGAAACAGTATAAGTATTGGAAGCAAAATCTGATACGGATGTTCCAATTCCTACACCATCAACAGAGATAATTTCTCCACTAATAACTCTCTTTGCATTAGCGTTTACGAGGTCATCACCATCAGTTCTTACGACTTTCATCACTCCACCATAGGAGAGGAATGACGAAGCACTCATCCAATATTCATATTGTCCGTCAAGATTATTTGGTTTTCCAAATACATTAACTAATTCTTGCTCAGTAGTAATATTAATTGGTTCATCTACTGGACCAATTGTAAATGGTCCAGCAATAGCACCGATGTTATCGAGTACATTATCTGCTCTTCCTACAGTTAGGTCAACCTCCCTGGATAATACTCCAGGAGATAATTGAGGAGTCGCCATTTTTCTCTCCTTGTGATCTCTGATTAACTATTTTTATTTATTAAAAGGTATTATTTCGCGGGATGAAACTGTGAGTGAACTACCAATCGGGGTACGCCCAGTTAGAATTCACAGATTTTTTATTTGAATTATTTTTTCTTGTCTCCATAATTCTTTTCACAGTACAACTTTTGCATTCATAAGAATATGAAGATGCATTATAATTTTTTTTCTTAGTCCTGTAGAAGCTATCAATTAAATCCTTCGTTTCTCCACATACCCTACAAGTTCTTTCAGTCAAGTAAAGATGCTCTAAGTTAAAATGATCATTTATGTCCATCATCGATATTCCCACATGTGTGACATATCTCCATACTCATCACTAAACCATCTATCACCATTATTATCAACGAAACTAGTATCGTTCAAACCATCATCCATAAAACCAAATGGTGCCATGTCTTGTTCAATTTGGTTTTTTTGATCTTCGTATAATCTCTTGCGGACATCCTGATCAGTTAATTCTTTAAAATAATCTTGTGAAACTAACCAGGCATAAATGACTAAACACATTGCCAAGTCATCATTACACCCTTCTTCTGCTTCAAATGAATTGTGTTTTTGAATAAAAGTAGTAAGTTCTGAAATAATCTCATAGTCATTGAAGATAAGTTTATCTTCTTCAATGATCGTCTTGAGATTAAGAGATCCAACTTTTTTAACTGTTTTAGACATCTTGACACCAAGTTGAGTTTTCTTTCCAGAAAAACCTTGACCTACAATTTGACCTGCCCTACCTCTCATAGAGCACATAAGAAGATTTTGATACTCTAAGTCGTATTGGAGAATTGATGCTACTTGATCACCAATGTCATTGACTTCACATAGAATAAATGCACTATTATAACTTTTTGCTACTTCATAGATGATGTTTGGGAACAACATTGGTTTTATTTCATTATTTCTATACTTTGCAACTATCCTATGTGGAAATTCTGTGATGTCCACAACAACAAAAGCAGAATAATCTTCACTAACTCCTCTTGCCACATCAACAGTCATTGCATAATCATGATTTTCTTTAGATGTTTCATGTATATCCAATCCAGCATTTTGTTGAATTGGATTATCGTAAGCAAGACTTCTAAGTTTTGATGGTGCAATGAGAGTATCAACAGACCCTAAGAACTCACATTCAAACTCAACTTTAAACTGTGATTCGGAAGTATTTGCAATTGTGGTCTCTTTCCACTTTGAATCTCTCCCAGGGACTTCTGACCAATGAACATCAGTTGGAAGATATTCATTTTTTCCTTTTTCCGCATCATGCCAATACCTATAAAAATGATTCATCCCGTGAGGGGTAGAAACCATAATTACCTTGGTACTTTTACCAGAAGTAATAGTAGGATAAACAGAGGCAAAGAACGAGTCAGCAATATGATTTGGGACGAACGCGAATTCGTCGAGAAAGAGGATGTTAAATGACATACCTCGAACAGCACTTGCAGACGTAGAAGCTGCCAATATCTTACTGCCATTTTCTAATTCGATAGAACCTTTATTCCATGATATAATACCTTGTTGCATCCACTTTGGTAAGTTTTCATAAGCAGTTGCAAGTCTTTGTAACAATTCTCTTGCAGTTGCTGCTTTGTTTGCCAAAATACCGATGTTTACACTATCATTAAAAATAAGATAATGAAGTAAGTAAGATATAACAGTAGTACTTTTTCCCGTTTGACGGGGCATTTTGCAAATATTAAATCTGTTCTCATGAAACCTATTAATGAGTTTCTCTTGAAAATCATAAGGATGAAACTGAGTCAATCCTTCATCTAGAGAAACAATCTTAATATAATTATTCGCAAAATAAACAGGGTTTTTTTTGCATTCAACAAATTCCTCAATTTGTTCTTGTGTAAATTCAATCGCAGTATTTGCTTTTTTTAATAATGGATTACCAAGATATACATCACTCATGACAAAATTTAATTACAATTCCATGCTCTAAGGGACTTATTGATTCTGCTATCGGGATCTCTAGCAGTTTTGGCAGAAGTTAATTTCTTTTTCATACCTTTCATTCTTGCACAGAATGATGCTCTCCTCTTATTACCTTTCTTTTTGGATGGTGCTTTGAGATCAGAACCAGGATTTTCTTTCTCATAAGATTTACGTCCTTTTTCATTTAGACCACCAGATTCAGATTTACCTGATTTCTTAGTCCAGGCAGCACCTTCAGTTACTTGTAATAAAGGTTGTCCTGGTTCATAATCAGAAACCATAAAGTTATAAACTCTTGCTCCTGGATAGACTTTATTAATTTGGTTTTGTACTTCTGATTTATTGGGAATTTTTGTATTAGGGAAGAAAATTTTAATACCATAGTATCTTGCCCTCCACCCAAAATTAACTGCAACAATGTTTCCAGTTTTTGCGGGAAGTCTTACTGCTTCATTAACTTTAGATACTAAAGGATCTGGTTTAATAACATCAATTACTTCAATAAAAGTGTTTCCATTTGCATCTTCGATAGTAGTGTTTTCACCATAAAGTTTTGGACCTTTTGCTTTCTTTTCTGCTGCTGCTTTTTCTCCTGGATTGGAAGTATTTCTGGCAAGATTTCCAATCTTTGCGGCACGTTTTTCTTTATTATGTGCGTTTACATCTACATCGAAAGAAACTACTCCACCTTCCTTTACACAACGATTATAAGTTTTACCAAAGAGTTTTTGTGTTCCTGTTTTTTTATAACCTTTCCAGCACTTCTTACCTGCTTCATCAAGTTCCACAAATCCATTTACTTCTAATGCAGCAATTTGTGCAGGACTAAACTCTTCTTTTTTAGTACTATTTCCCCAATTATCTGCGCCTTTTTTGCGGCACTTAACCAATGCACCAGATGCATAAGCACTTGGCCAAACTTTATACCGTGACTTGACTTTATGATAGCAGGCATCTTTTTTACCTTCTTCCATTGTTATTGATTTGGCATTATCATCCCAATAACTTGTTCCATAAGCGCAGTCAGATCTTGTCTCTGCTTTTTTGCACTTAGGACAATAACGGAGTTCTTCTTTTCCTTCAGTAGATACGTTTTTTGATTTCTGGCGTTTACTCCATTCCATGTAAGACTCACCTGGTCTTAGTTTTTTAGGATTTTCTTTTGGTTTGGGACTAGAACTAGCACCGTCTTCACGAGCACGTTGGTTAGCACCAGGACCACCCAATTTACGATCTTTATCGGGATCTGGATTCCAATAGTCACCACGCTCTAGGATAGTTTCTTCAGTTGCCACGTTTTTCGCTTTCCCTTTTTTATTTGGATTTGGGTCTTCGGCATTCTTACGACGAAATGCTGCATCTTCTTCGTCTTTATTTAGGTCTCTCTTCATTTTTGAAGAACCACACTTTGGTTTAGTAGTTTGACCTGGTTGTTTTGCACAGGGTTTCCCTGCATACTTACCGCCTAATTGAACCCAACCAGGAGTTCCGTCAGAAGACTTACTCTTCTTAAACCAATCACGAAGAGAAGAATCTCCACTTTTATTGCCTTCACTGAGCATAGGTAGTAAGTATTATCTACAATTATTATTTATTCTTCTTCTTTGTTCTGCTTTAATAGTTTTGATAATTCGGCAGTAGAACCTACAAATAAAGCATTAGTGACATTAGTAGGTCCTTTCGATCCCTTATCTTCTTCAAGATCCTTAAGTTTCTTTTGAAGGTCTAATAGCTTATCTGTGGCATCACCAACACTCTTAATAAGTTGTCCAGCAACTTCATACGCACGGGCAGAATCACTTTCCTGTGCAAGTTCTAAAACTCCATCAAGTGCTTCTTGACCTTTTTCGATAATTGAATAAAGATTACCTCTGGTATAGTTGTAATCTTTATCAATATCTACAACAACATCTTTAACCTTATTATCAATAACTTTTGCTTCAACTTCAACGTTTTTTAATTCCACATGCTCATCATCCTTTGTATTAAAAACTTCATTTAGATTGTCAAATTGATCTTTCATATTTAAAATGTAGTATCAAATCCAAAACTATCGCCCAATTCTATGAGGTCGTTATCTGCGGATGTGATAAGTTTAACATCAGTTCCAAGTACATGCTGAGTAATTGGAGTTCCATAAGAACCTCTTTCTACTTGAATTTGTGTACCATCAACGGCAGTAATTTTCATAGTTTCTGAATCAATAGTAATGTATTCGTTCACGATCAATTGAGAAGCATCACCTACATTAAAGATGTCTGTGGAAATTTCCAAATCACTAGAGAGTGTTGTTGCTATATTATTGGTATAACTTTTTGTTGCAACAGGTTCTGTTCTATAAGTAACATCTCGGATAGAACCGTTTGAATCTCCAGAAACAAAACCAATAGATGCCTTTTTGATAATGTCTTTGGAAGAATCTGAAGGAACTGGTCCAAAGAGATATGTTTTTGCAGTAAATCTAAGAGTATAAATTAATGCTCTTCTGGAACTGAAATCTCCTTCATAATCATCATCAAAATTAATATTCGTTAGAGTAAATGGAATATCTTTTTTTTCTCCAATAGAATCAACTAAATCTATAGTTACTGTATATGCTGGTTGGAAGTACGGAAGAATTTGTTCTACAATCTGTAAAGCATCATCATTCTGCTTTGTCATAATACTCAGTTCAAATTCCATGTTGTATGGAACTGGCATAAAAACTTTAGCTACTTTAGAACTATCAGTTTTTAATGGAACTAAAAATGACTGAGTAGTAGTAACTTTTCTAGAAGAATCGTAATTAAGTCCAGTAAACTCAAATGACATTCTAGGTAAAGTAATCTGAGTTGGATTATTCAAATCATCTGGAGATTGATTTAATCTCGCAAGAAATTTTTGAGTAGGTCCATACGCAAGAGGAACTTTAATTTGTGATATAATTTGATTAGAACTATTTCTTTGTTTAATAATAATGTTATTAAACAAAGTTCCAAAACCAATTACAGTTCTTCTAAGAATTTCGTGATAAAAATATTCAAACATTGTCTCTATTTACAATAATTTTAAGGCATTCCAAAAGGATTTCTCTCTGTGAAATCTAAAATACCATCTGCTTCAATTTGAATTTGGTTATTATCTTCATATTGACCAGATTTATTTGTAGAATCTCCAGAATCTTCTAGGTTATCTGTATTTAGTATTCTTAATGAGTAAGATGCTCCGGACTCTTCACCAACTAAAGATTCACCATTTACAAAGTCTCCATTTATGTTAGCAACTTCTAGGATATTTGTAACTGCATTCCAAGATTTAACTCTTCCAGTAACTCCACTCGAAGAACCGGTAATAATCTCATTATACGAATAAGTACCAGAACCTCCAAGAGAAACTGGATCCCCAATAACTATAGTTGGAAATTCTGTATAACCATAACCAGCATTAATGATTCTTATTTGACTAATAGTGCCAGCAGCACTTACAACAGCATATGCTTCAGGGGAAGTAGATCCAACTCCAACAAAAGAAACTGGTGGAGGTGTTAAATATCCTCCACCACCATCAGTTACAGTAATAATTCCTATAACTCCATCATTAATGTATGCAGTTGCTTTTGCTCCCGAACCTGGTTCTCCATCAGTAAAAAAAAGAACTTTAGGTGGTACAGTATAACCAGAACCTACATTGGCAAGTTCAACACCCTGAACCATAAGCTTAGATTTATTATCTGGACTACAAGAAATAAGTCCCCCCAACATTGTTGCAATTCCAATAGCAGTTGTTCCTACATCAGGTGCCGATGAGAAGGATACTCTTGGTACACTTAAATAATTTTTCCCTCTATTAGTGACATCAACATACTGAACAGCACCATTTACAATGTTTGTAACTGCAGTTGCAGTAGAACCTGCACCAATCATTTGTAATGTCTGAATGTAACCAATTTCTTTAGTATTATCGTCAATAAATTCTATATCTGTATCAATATCTTCATCTTGATATCGGTATAGTTCACACTTTAATTCATAAACATAATTCTTTTTGAGTTGATAAAATGGTTGTTCATGTTCAACATACTTAATTTCAAATAATCTATCACCTAATGGGAAATAAATTAAATCTCCCTCTTTAGGTCTACTGGTAAGTTTTACATCAGGTATATTTTTTGATAATGGTCCAATATAATTTTCGTATCTTTCTTTCGAAATAATCAAAGTGAGGTCATCAATTTCCTGTATACCAAATTTAGAAAGTAGAGTTCCTTGCCCACCGTATCCATCATAATTATCCACATAAGCTTCAATTGGATAGGCGTTTCTGAATTCTGATTCAATAACTTCTTTCATAATGGTTTTTTCAGTCACATATCTTCTAGGAAGATAATAAACCTCAACACCATAAATTTTTAATTGTTCGTTAATAAGGTCTTGAACAAGACCTTGCTCTCCTGCAGAACCCTGGAGAAAAAATGGATTTAGCATTTGTTTATCCGATCATGTCTAAAGGTGGAAGTTCATAAGTTGAAGACATTTGATCCATTATCGTATCAAGTTCTCTCTGTCCATCATCATACATTTGCCTTCCATTCAACTCAACTCCTCCCGGAAGTTTTACTCCTTGAAACTTAATTAAATTTTGTCCCCACTGACGTTTAATTAAAGAAGTAAGATATTTTTTAAGGAATGAATCATTCCAAACTTGAGAGTAATCATTTGGGTTCATCATTCGATAACAATCAATTACGAAATAATCTCCGACTGATACACTAGACCAATCAATGTCTAAATATAATCTATCTTGTCTTTTATTAAATCTTATTTGCTTTTGAGTATTCAATAAGAAATCAATATCTTCCAAATACGTTTTAGTCATCGCATAAGTAAGAAGTTCAGTTGATCCCCAATAATAAATGTCGTTCAAAAATAATTGATACTTAATACTAAACATTCCAGATGAGACTGAATTAGAACCTCCAAAAGTGAAGATTTTATTAACTCCTACCACAGAGTTAGGAACTTGAAGATAATTACTATTTTCATAAAAATTGAAGGTAGTTCCAGCTCCAACAGTAGAAATTGATGATATTCCAACTCCAGATAATCCTGTTGCTCTACCTCTATCAATATCTCCTTGTGTTACTTGATATTTTAAGAACGTAGGATAGACACCATCAAAATGCCTTTCTTGAAAATACTGAATTGCGTCATCCACAAGATCTTCAATTTGCTCTATTGCAACATTAATTTCTAAAACAGGGGCACCCAGTTTCCTTAAACTGTAATCTATTAATTCTTGTCTGGTAGATGGTTGTGCCATTATAGTTTAAATACGACTTCTTGCTGTTTGAAGTATAATTTTAGATAAGACTTTGCTACATTTTTCAAAGTATCTAAATCATCTATACTATCTATGTCTCTAGCAATTTTCTCATATTCAAATGATTTAGATATTGTATCTAAATGAATGTTATTTGGATCCATCTGCAATACTTCTCAATAAAGATTTAATTTCGCTAAGATCTTCTTTAATTGAAGAAACTTCTTCTTGAAGATCTTTTATTTTCTTAGTCTCGGATAATTTTTGCCTATAAGATTGAATGTACTTTTTATAGTTTTCATAATCTGTACTTACTATCCCGTTAGATAATGAATCTCTAACGAGATGGTTTTTATCTTTTACTTTAATGTAATCCATATTATCCCTTTGGTTTGATAGTTGCAATTGCTCTCAATTCTTTCACTTCTGGTGGTACTGCCTGATTTTCAGATGCCATTACAATCTTGATAGAAAATGCATCAAACTCTGGCAAATCATCTACACTATATTCATAGTCTCTAAAGATTTGATTTGATGTTTCAGTAACTTTACTATCAGAAGATCCATCATTCAGTGAATTATCAATAACTCTCTTTATTCCCTGACCATCTACACTATAGTTTGAATAACCTGGAAATAACTCATAGTTTTGTGAAATTTCAGTAGAATCAGATCTAAACAGTCTATAAAGAACTCTAACATCATTTTGATTAGTTCTACTTGCAGAAAGAAAAACTTTGAGAGAGTTTGCTGGAAGTTTCATTCTAACTGGTTTTGAGATGTAAATAGCAGCATGATCATCATCAAATAATGTTCTAGTGTTATCTGAAGTTGCGTATGTAGAATTGTCTCCAATTCCATTTGGATTATTGACTAAATTACTGGTTAGAATAACATTAGTCTTAACTAAATCAATAACAGGAGAAACTAAAGAATTATTGGTGTTCATTAATATTTCCATAGTCAAAGATTTGGAACCTGGAGATAAAGTTCCAATGTTCTTTTCTTCATTTACTTTAGAGCAAACAAATCTGGGTGATGACAGTAAATTAATTTCTCCGATAGAAACATCTTCAAATCCTAAATCAGTAAATGAATTTTCATTTCCACCAACACTAGTTCCAGCAAAAGATCTCAATTTAGCATCCATTGATGTTTCTGAAGGAACTATTGTTGCAAAATTTGGAGTAATTGCTTCATACTGAATGTTAGAACTAAGATTTGTGCCAGATCTTCCTTTCTGAACAGTTTCTAAGAAATATCTGTCATTTGTTCTATCTACGCCAATAGAAGTGCCTTCAAAGTCAGTAGCACCCATTTCGAGTTTGACATGGTAACTATTGAGATTAGTTGGATGTTTGGTTTGATCTACCAAAGAAAGATTGTGAACTTTATTGATTCTTCTTAATGAAATTCCATTAAATTCATATTTTTCTACAGAAGATCCAATAGGATATGTTGGAGATCTAACATCATTAAATGATCTTTGAGTGATTTGAAGTGTGTTATTAACAACATTGTTATACTCAACAAGTTCTTTTCCTATTAATGCATATCCTGGATTAGATGAGTCAACAGTATTTCCCTCGAAAGTATCAAATCCAGTAGCGTCTTCTAAACCAATTTCAGTTTCTGAAGCAATAATTTCTGTGGTAGTTTCGGATAAATATCCTCCATCAAAAGTAGGTCTCATTTCTGAAATTCTCAGATAATTTTCTGGAGAATGCATTCCATGATTTACATGATAAATTTTCATGTGAAGACCGGTATTATATTGATCGTCAATTACAGTTGAAGGTTTTACATCAGGACCAACATATGTAGTTATACCGGAAGAATTAATATAAGAAATGGTAGTAATACCAGTAGAGAACTGACCTTGAATATCTTCAACTATAAAAGTATTAGTTGATCCAATAGAAGTAACTTGGAACCTTGCCCCAAAACCACTGTTAATTGATGCATCTTCAGGAATTACTAAGACATCACCAACAGTATATGCATTTCCACCATCAGTAATGTTAATTACATTTACTTGACCATCAGAATTTGTATTTAACTCTGCTACTGCACCAAATCCATCTCCAGTCACTGATTCCAAAGAAATATTTGATAGAGTTGCAGAAGTACTATATCCCGTGCCAACAGTAAGAACTGAAGCACCAGAACCAACTAAAATACTTCCACCTATTGCAACTAAAGTTCCAGTTGCAGATCCTTGAACTAAAGATACTCCAGGAACAACATCTTGATCGTATGTAGTAGTATCAAAACCAACAATTGATTTCTTGGAAAGAGGGAGTAATTGATTTGCGCCAGTTACAGTTATTTTCTTATTAGACTTTGCAAGTGTTGGATTAAAAAATCTAACTAGTCCTTGAGGTTTAAAATTAGCTCTATAAATCTTATATTTAAGATCTTCTAATTGGGATGGCGTCCAAACTGATCCATTTTGCGATTTAAATAGACTCCCCAAAGTATATTGCTGTGATAATTTTATTCCAGTGGTAATGTCGTTCTGACCTAATTCAGAAATAAACACCCTATAATTAGGACTTCCCGAAAGGAGAACTATGGCATATTCTGATGATTGCTGAGATCCAATAGGTGCTTGCCTAGTTTGTATTTCCTTAGGTCCATTCAAATAAACTGGTGATGGGAATCTTATTCTTGTAGGAACAGATCCATCAATAGAAAGATTAACTTGACTTGGTTCTAAAGTAACTTCGGAGAATGGAACAACTAATGTGCTAGGAACTCCAGCAATCATTGGTCTAATTTGGAACGTTACTGGAACCTGATTGTCTTTAGTTTCAAAATAAATATCACAAGATGTTAAGAAAATTCCAGAAGCATCACGTACATAAAATGATTGTGCTAAAGGATCCCATTGCTCCCAAGATCCAAATTGCCCATTATTATTATTACTATTATTAGTAGTAGTTGCAGTTGTAGTATTGATTGTAGTATTTGTAATATTAGTTGTGTTTTTTACTCTTTCCGGAATTATTGTGATATTTCTTGTTGTAGTAATTGTAGTTTCTTCAATATTACGAATCCCGGAAGAAATATACTCTGCTTCCGCTGAACTTTCATTAACTCTTTGATTTGGTATAAATTCATCAAATTTTAATCCAAGATCGCTTAAATTTGGAGTGTCAATAACAGTAAACGTGTTTTCTCCATTTATCCATTTTGGATTTCCAACTACGTTTGGATTTGGTATGAATATAGAACCAATAAGTCTTCCAGCATTATCTGAAATTAATCTCACTTTGGTGACTTTTGCTACAGCACCAGAACTATTTCCAATTAGAGTCATTTGCTCGTTAATCAAACCAAAATACTCAGTTTCTGCAGGTAATTGAAGAGCAAGAGTATCTACATTTAGGAAAGTTGAAGATTCGCTGTAAGTATTTTCAATTATCTGTTGAGTATAAGGATTCAATGTGTAAATGCCAGGATCAAAAGCAGGAGAGAATCCAGTAGGAGCTACATTACCAACTTCAAGTTGTCCAATATTATTTTCAAATACAGATCCATCAAAAGGTCCTGTTTTATGATTTGGTTTACATAATCTAAATGCAATTTGTGCTTCTGTATCGAAAGGACCACTAACAATAGTTTCCCCAACTTCAAATTTACCAGAAATCATTTCAATTTCAAGTAATTTTGGTACGATATAATTGCTAATGTCAATACCTTCGAAGAAAGGATAAAATCTAGTAACGGGCTTTAAACCACGAACATCAAATTCTATATTTCTACTCCTAGTAAATCTTACTGTTTCTGTAAAGTTTGAAGTAGACTCTGATGTGGATTCATTAATTGTTATTTCTGGGGGAATAGTTATTGATGTTACTGAAACTTCTTGTGATACTTCTTGTGTTGTAACTACATCTGTTGTTTGATCAGTATCTTGAATGTTTCCTCCAAAAGGATCAAAAATAATCGTACCCCAACCAAGACCACCACCTCTATCAATTCTTTTGAAGAAGTCATTGGCAGCATCCGGAGGAAGCAATTGTGAAATTAAATCCCTATCTTGTTGAGTAGTACTGTTGAAATCTACTGTTAATCTTAATTTGTTATCTGATGTAATACCATTACCTCGATTACCAGCGCTTCTCCGGTTAGAATTTAATACTCCTGGTGGTGAAACTGGATAACCTCCAATTGAAGTAATCCCATTAAGAATTGTCTGTGCGTTTAGTATCCATTCATCTGGATCAGACCCTAACTGAACATTAGTTTCATCTATAGCAACTTGCTCATCTATAACAACATCATTTACTATTGTTATATTTTCATCGGGAATTACATTGATAGTTTCATTTTCGATTACATTATTAGATGTTTTGAAAACTTCTTCAATCCAAGAATCAATTGGTGGAGTTAAAGTAATAAATCCTTCCCAATATCTTACTAAAAATGGTGTAACACTTTCAGTTTTTGATGCATATGGTTGATCATAGTATACAATTTCATCATAATCTAATGTTACTAAATCACCCGTTTTTCTAATTCCAATAGATCCAAGATCACTTACATAACTTTGATCTACATTTGGATTAAATGTACTTCCGACTCCATCTATTGCTTCAGACCCTAATTGTAAATCTATACTTGTGGTATAGTTTTTTGGTCGTATAGAAGAATTGCTGCTATTATTAGCAATTCTTAAACTGGGATTAATTTTATCTTGATAGTCACTATTTGAAAAATTATCAACAAAAAATCCACATTTAAATCTATCAAGACCTGTATCGGCATCTTTAATTGTCAAAGTTTCAGTTTTTAATTCTAATAATGAAAGAGTTGTATATTTTTCTAGTCTATTAATTCTATTTTCTAATAAAGAGATATCTTTCATTCGGTATCTTTTATGTTCTGACATATCAACAGATACATTTTTAGTATTAAATGTATATGGAGGTATGTAGATATTTGCAATGTCTAAAGAATTTGTCTTAGAATTTGGAATAACTGGAGAATCTGATGGTATTCCTTCTATAATTTCAAACTTCCCATCGGGATTCAATATAACTTTATCAATTCTTCCAAGATAATATGAATAATTTAAAGTAATATTTTCTCCGGGAACAATGATGTAATTAGAATACTGTCCAGAAGAAGAGAAATTTCTCGAATCGAATTCAAATGGAGATTTAGTCGAAGAAGAGAATGGACCAACTCTTGGTCTAATGTCAATAAAATCAGATAATCTTGTATTGGCATAATATGGAACATTATGCTTAAAGTTATCAGTAGCATAACTATTAATTGTCATAACTTCTCCAGTATCTGAAGAATCTATAGTATAATTTTGAAATATGACTTTTAATTTTCTCTTTGGTTCTTCTACATTTCTTTTCCTAACTAATCTGGAATAATCATATAAAGTGTCTCTTTGACCATCATCTAAGAAGTAATTATCACTGACATTTTTACTTCCTCTTACTTTAACAGACACTATTGCTTCTATCGAAGACTCTTTACCAACAATTACTTCTCCTATAGAGAATTTGAATGTATTTAAGTGAACATACTCTAACTTGTCAGTGTCTTTTCTGCTTACTACTAATCCAACTGCACCAGAAGATTTTCCTCTAATTTCTTCTCCGATAATAAAGTCTGAATTTATATTTGATGGTCCACTAAATGAACTTAAAGTCAAGTTTGGTAGGATTGGATCTAATGTATCAGTAGATTCATAAATTGCCAAGAATCTCAAAACATCAGGAACATTTAAACTTATCTGTCTATCTTGAACTCTAGTTCCATAGAGATTACTATAGTTTAATCCATCATTTAATGTAGTAGTTCCAATACCAGATGAAACAAGTTTAGAGTTTTGTATTGTAATGGAAGAAGTTTTATTTAATTTTTTAGATTTTGAAGTTAAATCTAGATTCTTAACTGTAGAAATTAGTTCGTAATCACCAGAAGACTTAGTGAGATTTGAAAGAGTGACAGTTTTTCCGGAAATATCTAGTAAAAACTGATCTCTTCTTAATTTTTCATATGAACCATCAGTGTAAGATAAGACATACTTATCCTCATCAAAAGACTCAAAGAAAATATCGGTATCTTCTGATGGAATATTTACTTCAATAGAATTTAAATTAAAAGTTCCAGTAAAAGTTCTTCTTTGAAGTATTTCATTTTCTGTAAAATTTAATGAAGAAACATTTATGTTGTTAAGTTTGGTCATCATTCGACCAGAACTTGGAATGTTAGATTGTATTTTTAATATATTTGTTACACTTTGCGTGGAATTAGATAATTGCCCATTGCAAACACCACTAACTGATTCTATAGATTCTATCTCAAAGAAGGTTCCACCTACACTAACATTAGTAACTTTATTAAAAATTGGATCACTATCTACTGAAGAATATGAAATAATATCACCAATTTTTATTAGGTTTGTGAATTTTTTATCTAAACCAGCAGAGACAGTACTAATTCCTCCACTAGATCCTGTTATGTTAAATGTAGTTCCCGGAGAACTAATGTATGATTTTCTCGACAGAATTGTATCTGCATTAAACGTAGAAATTCCAGTTTGAGAATTTACTGATTTAACATCACTAATAGAATAATCAGTTACAGAACTGATCAGTCTTGAATTATCAATTCCATTTACTGAAAATGGCTCATTTTCTAAAAATGTTCCACCAACTTGATACAATGTTAAAGAATTGCTACCTGATGAAGTGTCAGATACTAAGTATCCAGAAGAACCACTTCTTTTTCCTTCAATGAATGCTGGTGTATTTAATGTATCTGTTAATGGACTGGTTAATCCAATAGTTGTAAAAGTTTGAACATCAAACAATCTAAGTTCAAATCTACTAGTATCATCAATATAACTAGATTCCGGAACAAAATCATAGACTCTTGCATACCCAATAGTCGTTCCTGCAGCAACATTTGGGGTTGCTCCAATTCTAGAGTCCATCAATTTTACGATAGAATCTGTGCCTAGACCTGGAGTTATTGACCCATAAACATTGTTTACTATGGTCAAAGAACCAGTATTAAAATTTACTGCCTGAATATCAATCTCTTTTGTTGTTCTTGCTTTTTTAGCATCTAATAAGGTAGCAGAAATGGTTTCTACATCATACCCTTGAACGTATGCTTTTCCAGGTCCAATTTGATATACTATAGAATCTTCTGATGGTATATTCCCTTGAACAGTCTTTTGATCTTCGAAGTAAATACCATCAGAAAGAGTTCTATCATTTAAAGAATCTCTGACAAAAAGCGTAAATGGTTTTACGAAATAATCTCCAGATTCATCAAAAGTTCTTCTTGCTAGTTGATCTCTTAAAATATTATACTGAGGATCTTCATCAAAAAATTGTGGAATTCCTCCATTAATTCTAAGAATTTCTACAAAAGAATCTGTATTTAAATCATCAACTTCCCTCTTTGATAACTTAAGTTCTATCTTAAATCTGTCTGCACCAGGAGCAGCAAAGTTTAAAAATCCTTTAGCATTATCAAATAATGTTTCATCATCATCAGAATTTACAATAGTTTCTAGTACATCAAATCCAACTTTGTATGATGGGTCAATTCCATATTGGTCCAGTAAAATTGTTTGTGTTTCTACTTTAGCAAAAACTCCTCTTATAAAGTAAACACCTTTAGAAATAGTTACAGCACTGCCTTCAGATATGGCATTTTCTGAAATGGTATTAGCAAAACCTTCACCAGTCTGAAGAAAACTATTAGTTCCGAAAGAAACGTCAGATTCTAAGATTAAAGTTTCTGAACTGGAGAAAACTTTAGTATCAAAATTTTCTCCACCACTACCAAGATATTTTACATATAATGTATAATTTCCTTTTTCTGAATCTGTATTAGGTAAGAGAAGTACTACTTCTGCAGTAACACCACTACTTAAACCTTTTATTTTTATTCCTTTAAGATCATTGAAATAAACAGACACAGGAATACCATTGTATTCTGATTCAATCTGAACAGCATACAATGGATTTTCATATTTTAACTGTCCAGGTATAACTACAGATCCCTCTTTAAAGATATGCTTACCAAATTGCTCAGATTGATTCTGTGCAATTGACTGTAACGTATTTAATTCTCTAGCCTGAACAGGATATCCTGGCTTGAATAATACTTTATAATAATCTTTCTGAGGATCAAAATCGTCAAAATAAGGTGAGACGTTGAGATTAGTTTCCTGTGACATGCTTCCTTAGAATTGTAAAATTACTTTGATATCTTCTTTTTGATTTGATGACCTAGTTATAGAAGGTCTATTATCAACATAAATTATGTTTCCAGAGTACTTTTCAACTTCTGGATTAGAGACCCCTCCAAAAAAAGATTGTCCCAATTGATATGTATTATTATTTATTGACTCAGTTGAACCATCAAAACTAACATCAATTTGCAGATCTATACTATCTTCAAAGTTTATTTCAACACTTCCATTTGAAAATGGAGTGGCGGTAAATCTTTCCATGTTAAACCCATAAGTTGGAGACGGATTTTTACTTCCATCAGTATTAAATCCTACAAGTCTTCTATCTTGCCAATACTTTAATACTCCTGTATTCTTATCATATGAAATTACTCTACCGACAGCAGTTACATTAGTATCTAATGTTTGAGTAAAGAAAGAATCTGCGTTAATTGTTACTTCTTTATAAAAATCTGGAGATTGAGTATCTAATGATTTTAATTTTAATGCATATAAAGAACTTACAGTTGAATCACTTAAAATCTCTGAAGAAGCATATTTTAATGCATTTTCAACTATACCAAATCTTGAGATTTGATTGCCTGTAATAAAATCGGGATTTTCTGTAGTATTTTCAATTCTGGTATAAAGAAGAACATTTGATGCTCCAAGTTCAGTGTAAATATCAAAACCGTGACCACCCTTAGGTGGAATAATCACATCAAATATAGGCATAGTGTCTTGGACAGTTACGCCTCTTGACTCTAAATCTATTGTTCCAAAAGTATAACCAGAACCTCCTTTGGAAATAACAACACTTTCAACTTTTTGATCATTATTTAAAATGACTGTAGCAAAAGCACCAGATCCATCACCTTTAATTGGAACATCTGTAATTGTATTGCCTGAAGTAAATGATACACCTACTCCTCTATTTCTAATTTTTGCAATTTTTAATTGCCCACTAGAAGAAGCGTGATTTTTAACTGCTTGAGTGTCTGTATTTGTTGCCCAGTTTTTGGGGGTGGGTATGAAAAATACAGATTCAAATTTTACTAAATCTCTTGGTTTAATAGTATAGAGATATTTCCAAATATAACCATCTCCACTATTACCTGCTCTTCTTGGTTCTAATGCAATAAATGTAGGTTGATCTAAAGATTGATTACCTTTAAAATTATTCTCTGGAGATGCTCCATTATCTAAGCAAATATAAACATTCAAATCTTCATTAATTATATAATAATTTGAAGAGTAGAGACTTGTTGCTTCCGACTGAGGAGAAACATTTGATGATGTAATATCATGGCGATACATGTCATAAATGAGTCCAGATTCCCATTCACGTTTTTTTACAACTTGAGATGCATCTTGAGGTAGGATTTTCGACAATCCTATCATAGTATCCCAATAATCATTTTCTTGGTCTAAGGAGTCTTTGGGTGCTGGAGGAGTAACATCCCAATCCGATGAATATTCATTAGAATTTGGCAATCCAATAAACGCATAGTAAGAATTATCATCAGAATTGGTAATTTTAGATACAAAATTACTAGCATTTAATATTCTTAATTGATCAGTTATAATTGCCGACATTTGGGTAGGTTTTTTTTATTTATTTATTTATGATGAATACAGATCATTTTTTAATGGTTGAACTCTCTGAATAATTGCAGAAGACTCAATTCCAGAAATTCCATTTTGATTTACATTAAATTGTTTTGGGTTAGATCTAGTCAAATTACTAATTCTACCCCAACTATAGTCACCATAGTAGTAAGTTTGCCCTAAACTTACTAAACCATTGTAATCTGAAACACTTACAATTACTTGTGCAATTGATGTAGTTCCTACACCAGAAACTGTAGTTTGTGCAATAGAAACTTGAGAAACTCTATAAACATTATCTATGAAAGTAGATCCAATTCCAATCACATTATTGTTCTCATCAAGTGAGGTTAATCCATATCCAACATTACTATTTCTAATAGTAAAATAGTATCCAGTTTGAATACCACTTATAGAAGTAGATGCCGAACCTGTTATTTCAGAATCTCTTATAAATGAGTTTTCTGTAATAAACAAGTCAAATACAATTCCAGTAGAAGCAACTCCTGCAATAGAAGTAGTTCCAATTCCAGTAATGATACCAAAGTCACCTTCATACTCTGCTTTTGTGATAGTTTCAAAGTCTCTTTCCGGAAATTCCACAAGAACTGATGGTGGTGTAGATGAAGTATAACCAGAACCAGAATTTGTAAGATTTATTACAGAAACTGAAGAACCAGATAATGTAGCAGTTCCAGTAGCAGTCGTTCCAAGTCCAACTGGAGAAGAAATAATAACCGAAGGTGTTGTGCTATAACCAACACCATTCTCATTAATTTCTATGGAAGTTATAGTTCCTGCAGATGATACTGTAGCAGTAGCAGCACATGAAACTAAATTATCTTGATTAAAGATTTTTATAGTTCTAAAGATTTCGTTAATTGTACCAAGTTCATCAAAACTATCAAAGAAAGTTTTCAGGTTATCAACAAACAACTCACTGTCACTAGTAGAAAGATTTTTTATTAAATATGCAGTTGGATTTATTGATGGTGATAATGATGATCTTGCTTTGGAAACTAAGAATCCTCTGGAAGAACTTGCTGACCCAACAAATGATGCGGAAGACAAGAATAAGTCATTTCTTTGCTTACACCAGATTGCATTTCTTAGTAAACTTCTATCGTTAGAAATTCCTACACCTGAATAGAGATTAGTTCTAACAGAATCTGATGAAATAATTTCATTAACAATTCTAGATTTTTCTTTTAAATTTTGATCATCTGAATCTAATCTAAGAGTATCACCAACTTTTACAGTTTCTAATACATCAACATCTTTAACGTCAATTTTATCTGTACCTTCATAAAATAAAACTTGAGAAGTTGTATCATTAAAAAGTTTTGAAGATTTATCATCAAAAGATTGAGGAGCTTCTATGAATTCAATCACACTTCCACCATTAAATATGTAAGATTCTCCTGGAACTTGAATAACACCATTTAAGATAATAATAAAGTTATTTGCTAAATCTAAATTTGATCCTTGTCTGCTCTCAAACGAAGTCTGTTTACCATCAATTCTAAGTGGGAAAAATCTTCTCTTACCATCAATTAAATCATCAATCTTATCAATAGAAATTATCTTACCAAAATGCCAAGAAGCAACTTCATCTTGATATATTTCATCAATAACTAATTGGAATTCTTGTAAAGATAATGAAGGATCTGTGGGAATACCTTCTAATCCATTAATGGGAATAGTAAGAATGTCATTTTTCTTATATGAATAACCATAATTTACAATTTCAAAACTAAGAATACTACTATCTAAACTTACTTGAATGTTAGCAGCTGCTTGAGTACCAATACCAATCTGTGGAGTAGATGAACTGTAAACCATTGGTATATTTGAATATGTCAATGGGGCATCAAATACTATTGTTGGAGGCATAGATGATATAAATCCACCTACAGTTTCAGTGATGTCTACGGAAATAACATTACCATTATTGACTACAGCAGTTCCAATAAACTGAATAGTAGAAACTTCAGAAATATTAGTGGTAACACCAACATTCACTGTTTGAACTCCTACTCTATAACCAGATCCACTATTCCCAATACTAACCGAAGAAACTGTTCCAAGTCCAGAGATGATGGCAGTACCACCAGCAGAAACTAATGGTTGATAACCAAACCCAGCAGAAGAACCTACAGATACGATAACACCACCTCTAGGTATACTGGAGGTATTAATGTCATAAACTGCTTGTACAGGGTCTCCTGTAAAGGTTATAGAGGTTATTCCTGCAGACTCTACAAGATCATAAGAACCTTGAATAGGAACTACACTGTCCCTTTTTGGTTGTTGTAGTATACTTCTAATTAAAGTAACTCCATTATTAGTAGAAATTCCTACAATGTCTTGACCATCGGATTGTATTGTGAAGGTATTATCAATACCATTAAATTGATTAGAGATAGAGTCAAAAATATAGTTATCACTGTAAGGAGTAATGTCAGTTCCTTGTATTCCAGACCTCAAGAAAATTCTTCCACTAAATGTAGAAGATGTCTTTATGCTATTAAAATCAACTTCTTCTGGATCAGATGGATTTTCAATAGGTACTTTTCCTTTAGGTGCTTCTGCAAAATAAATTTCATTATCTATAATGTTATAATTTGCGGTTACTTTTCTTACAATAGAACCAGATAAATGGGTTTCAAGTTCAGTTCCCAACTCAGATCTAGTCACTAAAACATCGTTGTTAATATTTTCATAATTAACAACGTTTATTCTGACAATTTCATTGTTAATTTTAAGATAGTCTCCACTTGATAATTCTAATGCATCATCAACAGAAACGATGTTATTAATTGCAGTTAGATCTGCAGTGAGTGATGTACTTTTTGCAGTGGCCACTACTGGAGACTGAATTACGTTATCAATAGCAATCAATGATTTTGTATTTTGTTTTTGTGAATTAAACTGATGATCTTCCCCAATTCCAGTAGATGCAATGTTCAAGTAAACTGGAGGTAATGCTAATGCATCAGTAGCAGATCCAGATACTCTAATTTGCAAATCATTAATCTTAACAGCATATACTAATTCAGGAAGAATATCCGTAGATCCTATTCCTGGAATGCTCGTGGTTTCTATTCCGATAGGAGATCCAAATGTTCCTCCCTGGTTATAAGTGAGTTTTTCTCCAGTAGTAAAGTAATGATTAGGAATTAAGAAAGTATCTTCATCGAGATTTACATAATCTGTGCTTGATCCATCAAAAACTTTTTTGAAGATTAAATTATCTTGATGAGTAAGATTAAAGGTTTTCTTGACTGAATTGAGTGTTCCAGTATATTTTCCATGATCCTGTTCAATTCTAGATTGATGTCCTTCTATATCAATAAGATCTTTATTAAGAGAAGGACCAAAAACAAATTTAAATAATCTTATTTCATAATCAATGTTTGCATCTGGAGTGAAGAATAAAATAACTTTTTCGGATGCCCCAGAACCAACAGTTCCGGTAGATAAAATACCTAAATTAGATCCAGTATTTACAATTCCATACTCTACTTGATTAGAAATATCTAAAGTTGGATTAAACAATGATACAACTTCACTAAACTGGTACTGACTATTAGTCACATCCTCAATTGATACTGCATAATAAGATGAATTATAATCACTCCCAAAAAATGATGAAATAGAGACCGTAGATGGAGATGATGAAGAAGGAATTGATGTGAATTCTGATTCAATATAGTTTTGATGCATTGAATCACTTGCTATTCCAGTTGCAGTACTATTTCCAATTCCAATAGTTAATGAATTTATGGTATATGTAGAAGCAGTAGATACATTTGGTGTAAATGAAACTATCAGATTTGATCCAGAAATAGAAGCATCAAATGTTCCTATCCCTGTTCCAAATGATGATGAAAAATTAGATTCTAAATTTCCATAATCAGTAATGTATACATTAGTATCATCATGAATGACATTTATTTCTACGGATTCAAATTCATTATTATCTGCATTAGAAATTAAAGTATGAAGTTTGAGTGCTCTATAAGTACTTCCAACAGAAACAATAGTACAAATTCCTGATGTTCCTTGTGGTAAAGTTGTTGTATGAGTATTTAAAGATGCTACATTACCTAATGATAGAGATCCAATTCCAGAAATAGTCTCATCTAAACTAAAACTAGTAATACTTAGATTGTAATCATTAATAGAAAATTTAGATGGATATAAAAGTAATTCTATATTACCTGAATTAATTCTTGCATCAAAATATCCTAAATCATCTTGAGAAAATAATTTTGCATACTGATTAATGTAAGTAAATGAATCATCATGAATTAGTGAAACTATGTTGAACATAGATTCACTAGAGAATAATTTATCCGTAGTATTAATGAAGTATTTTACATATCTATAATTACTGTATTGTTTTTTATTGACTACCGTAAATTTTTCAAATCTAGATTCAGAATTAAAAAATTCAGAAATGTCGTCAATTTTAAGAACTCTATTTCCAGATGATTCTCTATAATCTTGGATGATGCTAGAATTAAAAAATATTTTATTTGATGTAGTTAAATCCGAAATTGTATTTAAATTTTCTGTTGCTAGATCAAAGTTAAATACACAATCTAAATCAATTACAGAATCTAAATTTCGAATTGCTCCTATAAATCCAGAATTTTGGTTAGTAGAAATTCCACTACTTATTTTTTGGGGGGGTAGAATTTCTAGAGTAGAAAACTTTTTAAATCCTGAAGTATGGTTTAATGAAGAAACTGAATCATTCCAAGTTTCAAAAGGAACTTCTGATTTTACATCATAAGAAAAATACTGATAGTAATCATTATCAGATATTCTCTGGAATGTATCATTTAAAAATCCCTTTTCAAATTTCCAACCTTTTCTTTTGTCGGAAGAATCTGAAATTTTATAGTACCCATTTGATTCTACTAAATCTTGAATAATTGACTTAGATCCACTTGTTTCTCCTAATAAGGTATTACCAATCTCAAATGTATCCGAAGAAGATACTATAAGAATTCCTTGTTGTGGACTCCAATTCTGAACAATTCCTTTTGATTTTTTTGAAATTATTCTTTCACTAATAGCAAAATTAGTTTGCTTGAGTTTAGAATTAAAAGTAGGAAAGTATGATTCTGGTACTACTTGAGCACTAGATAAATTTGAATTAAAAACACCCAGAATTTCATCAGATCCTATAAGATCAGATACACTATAAGTAAAGTTTCCACCAATACCACCTATGTTTGGGTCAATTGATGAAATTTCAAAGAGAGCATAGTCAAATTCGGAAGAATTATATGATTTTGTATTTACTCTTATTTCTGGGTCATTAATTTTAACACCTTCAATAAATACTTTCGTCCCAATTTGAAACGGAAAATCTGCAATAGCACTGAATTGAGTTTCTAAAGTAACCGTCACATTTTTTAGATCAGAATCATAAGTTATGTTTATAATTTTAAATCCATTTGAGTTTGAAATTGGTATTAATTTAGGTTGAACTTGATTAATACCTGAAGTATTTTTTAATATTTTTACTTTTTTCTCACTAGGTAAATACTCTAATTTAACATCATTTACAGGTTTTTTAGTTAAACCATCAATTACAACTAAATCTGTATCAGTGAGATAAGAAAATCCTGCTGTCACAACTTCAATTTCATCGAAGGTTGATAATACATCTACATTCAAAATAGTCGGTATTTTTGCAGAAGGATTGATAGTGGAATCTATAGAATAATTAAATCCTATGGAATTGAATGAATAATCTTTAATTTTTCCAATTGTGTTCGAAGAAGCATAAACATGCCCATCCTTTCCAAGATCACTTTCTATAAAAATTTCTGGAATTGAGTAGAATTCAAAAGTTTTATTTTTTAGAACTATCTCAGAGATTGGTCCAATCAAATTAGTATCATTTGTAGAATATTTAAAAGTTGCTTCTGAAGAGTCATAAGATTGTTTCTCTGGATAATTTTCTAGTTCATATGAAAATGTATTAATACCAACAATATCAGTGACTTTCTGGATACCATTAAATTTACTAGGAATCAAATTAATACTATTATTATTAATTTGATCCACATCGACTATCAATTCTTTTTTGGAAATATTTTCTCCAGTTAGAAGTGGAGATAATTTATAGAATATTTGTTTATTAGTATCTGAACTTATTTCTATCGTTAAGTTTGCATCAGAATCTATTCCAATTTTCCCATTGGTTGTTATTAAATAACCTTTGTTATTTGAAGGGTAAATTTTATCTAATAAATTTCTATCAAAGAAAAGTTCTAATTCAAATGCAGATTCTAATGATGATCCTCCTCTGGAATAAGAAAGACTACTATCAGATAGGTCAAACTTTAATTTTTGATATTCTATTAATTCTATTCCGGGATTAACTTTTGAAACTATTCCTTCAGTTCCATCAGATGTTAAATCTACATAAATTTTATTATTTAAGTTATAAAGATTAGTGGAAAGTTTAAATGAATTTGAGTTTACTGGTGTCACATAATAAAGGTTTTCATTCACTAACCCATCAAAACCACTAGTTTTTTCAAATAAAATCTTTTCTCTAAAAGTTAATTGATGATTATTAATGATTATAGTATTATCTACTAAATTTATTGAAGATACACTTAGTGGATCTACTACAAATCTTCTATTAGTATCATTATATTTTACTACTACAGTTTTAGTATTTGTTGGTAGAACTTCTATGTCAACAGTAGATAATAAAGAAAGTCCATGAGATTCTGCAAGAGAAACATTAACTACATTTTTCAAAAGGTCAGTAGTAAGTACATTATCTTTTGCTGTTTTTAAACTATGAAATGTATTAGTTCCTATTCCAGTAAAGAATAATAAATTTGCTGCAGTAGAACCTATTCCTGCATAATTACCCAGTGAGTTCAATCCAACAGGAAGGGTAGATAAACCAATAGTATCATTAGTAAATTTAGTAGCATAGAGGGAATTAAAAGAACTGAGGGTTGTAGATACTCCAGAACTAGTTTCTGATACCTCTATAGAACCTCCAGAATTTGAAGAGTATAAGAGTAAGTCGCCAGTTATTAACTCGTGATTTGGGAGATAAATTGCCCTGGTTGGAATTGAAATTGAAGTACTTCCTGATCCTGGATTTGAAAAATAAAGAGATGAAGTTATTCCAACTCCGAATGAGGTCCCGATTCCCACAGATTCTGAAGGATTAAAATAAATTTCTTTATTTGTTTGTGTATTATACTTATTTGAAGACCTATAATTAAGTTTAATATGTCTGGGTCTTTCTGTAAGTATAGAACCTGATGAATAAGTACTTACTCCACTAGTTCCATTTTGTGCCCTCAGGATTCTAATCCTAGAAGAATTAGAATCTACAGAAAGAATTTTAATCTCTTCATTTTCAATAGTATAGACATCATTTTCTCTAATCCCAGAAAGATTTCCTGAAACAGAAAAATAAGTAGTAATTCCTGTATCTCCAATTGATGAAATACCTGTTGTTAATCTAAAAGTTTTTTCATCTACAGTTACATTTAAAAATTGTGGAGATTCTAATGGAGAAAATACATTAATATTAGTCCCATCTACTATATTGTGAGGAAGAGATGAATAACCAACATAAAATGTTGAATTTTCCTTATGCAATTCAACATTTAGAATTGAGATTATAGATGAAATACCTATACTATCAACAGATTTACCTAAAATTTTAGATACTTCTCCAATTTTAGATTTTCTATCTGTTAATATAATATTATCACCAACCTTATATCCATCTCCTGGAATCTTTAATATTAAATCATCAATTTTCCCTAGAGATGTTGAGTTTACTTTAGCATCAATGATTAAATCTGAAGAATTTAAGAAATAATCATAAGTACTTCTATCTTTATCTTCATTATAAGGTTTTGTATTTCTTAACCAATTTTGTGAATTAATATCTAATTGATCTTGATTTGAGGTAAGGTCAAAATTAAATTCTATCGGTGATGATTTATAAGTATTACCAATCAAATATGGAAATGCTGGTAACCTATTACCATCATCATCTAGTCGAGATTCAAAAGTCGAGAAGTAAGCATATACTCCATTTGGAAACTCTGGAGTAACACAAAATCTTCCATTATGTATGTCAAGATCTCCAGAATTATCAAATTTATAATCCTCTAAGAAAAATCCAACATTAGATGGAAGTCCAAAATTATTTGCAGATGGTCTATTATCATCATCATTATTATTTAACTTATATCCAGAGGACATTAACTTAATTCCACCAGTTCCATCAGTATTTTTATATGCGTATGGTCCATAAATTGGATTTCCGTCGTATGCCCATCCAATTATTCCAGAGTGAGATAACAAATTTCTTTCATCAAGAGCATCTGACAGAATATCTGGGGTAAAAGACTTTACTCCATTAGAAAAATAAGTACTTAAGAGTTGAGATCTTAATGGCCGACTAGCATAAAAATGTGTGTACTGAAGACCATCTCTATTTCCAGCAATTAGATAACCATCATCACTATTTTTTACCGTATTGAAAATACTTAAAAGGGAAGGATATCTCTTAGTTGTTAAAATATTCCAAGACTGAATATTTGCAGATAACTTCGCTTCTTCTCCAGCAGATAAGACATCAATAGAAGTTGTATTTTTATTATATCCTACTCCACTAGAAGATACAATTACGTCAATAATATTTCCGGACTGAATAACTGGCACTAAAACAGCACCTTTTCCTTCTCCATTTACAACTAAAGTAGGAGGAGAATTATATTCAACACCGGGATCTAAAATAAATGCTGAAGTTATCTTTCCATCTTCAATAGATAAATCAATAACGGCACCTTTTCCAGATTTTAAAATTATATTTGGTTGCTCTTTATAATTAATAATTCCTTGATTTCCATACCTATTTCCTGGATTGTCTAGAAATAAAGACTTTAATTCACCTCTAAAAATTGGTTGCACTTCACACTTAAAATTTGCTGATGATAAATTCAATGTTGGAATTTCCAAATCTCCAATAACTTCAACTGTTATTGGAGGATAATTGAAAATGTGCTCTTCCCCACCGACAGAGGTTAAGTCTACATACTGATCAGATTCTAGAAGAAAATCTTCATTTCCAGAAGAAAAAATTTCATAAACTCTGAATGTATTATTATCAATTGGATTTACAAAGTAAGTTTTTCCTGAAGTTAATCCACCAATAGGATTACTTGATGTATAAACCACTTTCTCCCTAAATTTAAATCCATGATTTTTTATGGTGACAGTATCAGTTGCTATGTTGATTTCAGATTTAGATGAAAATGCAATTACTTTTTTATTTCTATATCCAGAACCACCAGATGTAATGTTAATGAATGATACTTTTCTTTTTTTTAGTTTTGATCTAAAAGTTTGATTTCCTAAATCACCAGAAGCTGCAATAGAAATAAAATTACCATTTGAAAAATTTTCTTCTGTTGAATACAATTTTATTGTATTAATTCCTACAACTCCAACATAATAAGTTGAATTTGTAGATAAACCAGAGATAACAGAGTTATTTCCTGGATCGTAAATTACTTCTTCAAGATCAGAAAAATTATGTGCATCTTCAAATGTAATCTGATTTCCGTTGAGTGATTGAGTATTTACAGTTAAAGATTTTAAATAATCATATTGTATTAAATTTGCTTCTGCACTAGCTCCAGATCCATTACCACCACTAATAATAACTTGTGGTATTTTAAAATAATTAAATCCAGAATTAGTGATATCAATTCTTTCTAATGATCCTGATACTGAAGCAGTTGCTACTGCCCCAGACCCTGACGATGAATCTATACTAACTTCTGGAGGATTAATTACATCATACCCAAATCCTCCAGAAGTTACATCTATAGATTTTATTTCCCCGAAATAAATATAATCTTCCGATTTATAATTTTGTATCTCTACACCATTAATAAAAATACCAGTAGGACCTGACTTAGTTTGAATAACTTTTTTGGTATTTAATGGGTCGCATATTTTTCTTATTAATTTTTGTGGATGTAATATTTTTGATTCAAATAAATTAGTTTCTGTATTTAATTCATTGAAGTTAAAGAACTCAACTTTTACTTCATTAGATGAATAATCTGAAAAATTCAAATAAGTATTAGAAATAATTGATTCTTTATTCCTTGCAATTTTTATTGTTTTCGCATTAATTTTTTTTACATATCCAATTTCTTGAAAATTGGGAGATTTTAGGATTACAAGATCCCCAGTCAAGAATGAATGCGAAGCAGATACAATCAGATTTATTTCTTCTTTAACAAAGTTTTCAACAGAAACACTCAAATCAGTAATTCTAATTTTAGTATTATTATAATTTGGTAGTGATGGTGATGTCACATAAACACTGTTTTCATCTCTATCATAGTAAGTATTCGAAACATTAGAATTATAGATAGATAATTCTGGATAATTTAAAATTTCCGGTTTGGAAATTAATTTACGAATAGAACCTGAGTAATTTTTTTCTATTTCACCCTGCCCTCTAATAACTAAAGTGTTTTCATTATTGATCGATTGAACGACGCCAGTGGCATTTTTTGTATTTGTAAGTTCAAACTTATCTCCGATGTTAAAATCATTAGTTTCATAAGTTTTAATGCGATAAGTATTATCTGAACTATCTTCTAAATCAATAATACTTTCAATCTCATAACTAGATGAGACATTATAAATCCAACTATCAAGTCTAGGGGAATTTAAATCACTTACTCCCAAACTTGATGATTTAATTACATCTCCAGGTCTTAAATATCTGCCATTGTCATTGTATTCAAGTTCTGAGATTACACCAGTAATTCTAACTCTTATTTCATCATCACCATCAATAGCAAATGAATATGATGTATCCTTTACTTCCTCTCTTTGATTTATTGTTTGATTGATTCCTTCACAATCAAAAAATTGATTTATACTTTTTGATTGGTAAGTAATATTTACAGTAGAACCGTTTGGTTGATCTATTATGAGTTGTCCACTATTTGGAAATCCCAAAGTCGAATCAACATCTAAATGAGTATCACCAGAAAATGCTCTACTAACTAGTCTTGTTTTTGGATGAATAGAAAAATTACCAGTAGTTGTTCCTCTAGTTTCAATGTCTTTATCGTAGTCAAAATCTATACTAACCAGATAATAAACTTTCGTTAGTGCTTCTGAAGATAATTCTGATGTATCGTCCAGAAATACACTATCCCTGAAAAGATTAGAAATTTCTATTTCTTCTACTGATGAGACTGTACCACTAGATCCATCTAAATTAAAAAGAGTTCTATTTTCCAAATCTAAAGGATTACCTTGAATTTTTTCAACAACAAGATCTTTAGTTATTCTATAAGAAGATGCAGAAGGTTCTAGAAGATGATCTTTTGGTAAAATTATCTCGACAGGTTTCCCATAAAGAGCGCCAAATAAGATTCTAAATGATTCTATAGTTCCTTTAGATGAATAGAAATTATTAGATTGCTTTACAAACAGACTTTCATTTAAATCATCAAAAAACGACCTATCCTCAAATCCAGGAGTAATTTGATTTTTTACTTTTCTAAAAAACTCTGTTAGTAAAATAGTATTTAAGTTATTTACAACAGAATCCGAAGAATGTTCTACAGATTCAGTCTGTGAGAATGTCAATTCATCAATTGATGTCTTAGTATTATATGAAGTTACTCCAGAAAATCCTCTATAACAATTTTCGAAGGTTGTTGCAGTTTTGCTTTCATAAGAAATAATCTCATCATTAATTTGTATCAATCCATAACTATCTACAAATCCTGCAGTTGACTCTACATTAATAACAGTATCAAACAGATCAACGTTAGCAGTTAATGTAGTAGAGTTGATCAGATTTGAAATATTATCAACCTTAACGTATTGGTCGATATTATTCATCAAATCATAAGGATTTCCCATAGACTCTAAGGACTTATAATACTGTCCTAAGAATTCTGATAGTAATGGAAATTCTGATCTAATAAACTCTGGCAGCTGATTATTCAGAATAGAAGAAATCTTAACTCTTTTCTCTAACATTTTATCTTATTTTCTAATTAAGGAACCGTTTGAATAACTTGAAGTTACTTGATAATTTGTACCAGAGATATCATTACCAGAAGAAATGTTATCTTCTAAAATATTTAAGTCACTGTTACTAATATCTAGTTGTAAATATAAGTCCTGTAATCCAATTACATCATTAGACTTTGGATTCATTGAAATTTGAATAGTATTAAATCCATTTTTAATTTTTTGTGTTCCTGTTATATTTAAGGTACTTAATTTTATCTCTCCTTTCACATAATCAATTGATCCAGCATTATTTTTTAATATTTTAGGAGATCCATTTTCAATTTTGAAAATTGAAATTTTTCCTTTTTTGCTATCAATTGGAAAGTCTGTCAAATAAACGTTTCCAGTTACTCCTGCAATTTGAAAAGCACTTGACTTAATGTTATAACCAGTGCTGCAATTTGGTAAGTGAAAAGCATTTCCATAACAAATTTCATACGCAGCGAATTTGTTTATTTCTGGCATCAAATCTCTTCTAATTCTAATCTTTGTAATGTTTGATGTAATTGATGCATTACTACTATCAATCAGATTCAAAAACTTACTGTATTTAAATCTAGATCCATAAGAATTTAATTCTGATGATTTTGAATACTTTGTAATATTATCCGATACTATACTGAGAACTTCTGATCTTGAATTTGCTTTATTAGTATCAAAGTAAATTACGGTATCATATTCAACGTAAAGATACTTTAGATCAATTATTTCAGGAACAATTCCAGCAACATTATATTTTTTAAGTCTTGCCTTAATGTTATCTTTTACTTGGTTAGAAACAAATTGCCCATTGATTGGTTTGATTGAGATAAAAACTCTACCATAATTTGGAGGATTTAATTCTTCTCCACCATAAGCAGAAACTGATTCTGCTTCTGGATAAATCATGGGAATTAAAGATTCATAATCTGAAGAAGTAACTGCTCTATTTTGAGCAGCGTAAATTCTTGGAGCATACTTTCTCACAAACTCCACAGACTCTATTGGTTTTCCACCACGAGAAGCAGAATCTGTACTTACAAGTGAAAAATCTCGTGTTATTAACCTATCCTTATCATCAAGAATTCTACCAGCAAAACTAAAGTTTGATGCGCCATTTGATTCTTCACCTGAACTAATGTTATAAGAAACTTCAATAACATTACCATTATTTAATTTTTTACCAAAAATACCATCACCAAAAATAAGTTCGTATCTTTGATCTTCAATTTCCTGAATGTAAAAAACTTTTGATGTTGAATCGACATCAAAAATAGTGTTTGCTAAATTAAATTTCCTAACTACACTAGATCCTTCACTATCTCTGACATAGACATTTAATGTAGAGGTGTCAATTTTTGGATTAGATAAAATAAATTTTTGATTTGGAACTAAAGAATCAACTACAAAAGATTCCGAGGTGTAATTACCTTCAATAATTTCTATAGAATCAAACTGTGCAATGTTATTGACAATTGGTACAGTAATAGTTTCTGGAATTGCAAATGTAAATGATTTTGATGCACTTCCAGCACCAAAAGAATTTGTAGTTGCTACAATTCCTTTCTGGAGAATTAATTTTAATGGTTTATTTTCTGCTGTCTCATTGTTTATAGAAAGTTCTGTTATGTCAACAAAGAAACTAATGTTTGCTCTTGAAGATGTTACTGATCTAGGAACATAACCAATGTTCCTTGCAAGAGAAACAACATTCTCTCTTAGAGTAGCACTATCAATAAAAACCTCATTACTAAGCATGTTAGCATTGTATGAGGTAATGTATGTGTTATATGATAATGCATCGATAATGACTGAAAGATTTGACCCCTCAAAATCATAGTCAGTAAAATCTGAATTCGCTCTTAGGTAATCGCGAATTGTTTCTTTTATTTGGTCGAAATCTAAATTTGAAAAATTTGCTAATGTCATCTATCGTGTTTGCTGTAATGCAAATGATAATTGTTGCTGTGAAGCATTAATGCCTATGATTCTATAAGTTACTGATACATCAAATTCTAAAGTAGAGAAGTTTGGTACTACTTTAACATCTAGTAAATTAACTCTTGGTTCATACAGATTGATTGATTCTCGAATCTGATCTTTAATAGTATCTGCAGAAAACTCACTCATGTTTTCAAATAAAGAGTTTGAAACAAAACTTCCAAAGTCTGGATCAAAAAACTTCTCTCCAGGTTGAGTTAATACAATATTACGAATAGAACGAGAAATTGCAGTCTCATTTTTGAGTGCAATCAAGTCATTATTCAGTGGATTCATTAGAAATGACCCACTGATATCTTTAAATCCTTTGCTTATTCGTTCTAAGGGCATTAAAAACCTATAAGTCTATCTTATTTATTCACTCAAAAAGAGGTTCTTTATCAAACAACTCTCCTGAGTCATCAAAACGCTCAAAAAGTTCAGTTTCTTTCTTTTTATTAGACTTTTTAGGTGTCATTTCATCTTCATTAATCTCTCTAAGCATTTTTTTATCCACTTTTATGTCTCCGTAGTCTGTAATAAGTTTATTTGTTCCCCAATTTGCCATCATGTAATCTACATTTCTATCAGGATTTGGTGAATTTGCCATTACTCCTCCTCTAATTGACGTTCTTGTGATGTTTTCCAGAAGTATTCGTCCTCTCGACCCATACCGAGACGTTCAAATCCATTTTCTACTGAGTAAAGTTGAGTAGAAACCTTGAAATCTGGCATCTTAGGGTCAATTGGAGTTAAACTATTATCAAAAATGCGGATTCTATTGTTGGGATAGAGTGCATATTGCCCATTATTGAGTTGTATTAAGTTATGAGACTTATGTTCTGCAGGATTTTCGCTTGTTGCATAGTCAATCATGTCACAATCTTGATGATAATTATCTATAGTACAAATGTAAGTGCCTTTTTGCACACCATGATCTCTTGTATACAACTCAAAGTCCATAGATCCAATGAATTGTTTAGAAATTGATACAACACCATAGTCCATACAATTCCAAAACTGAAGATTTGGAAGATTCATATCAGGATCAGGAGTTTTAGGTTCACTCACAAAGGCACTGATAGGTAACTTATCATACATCGCAGCATACTCAGGTAGATAAGTCTCAAAATAAAACGCACGTCCAGGTATACTCTTACAAGATACCCATACACCTTTCACAAATTCACCATGACCACTTTGATGATCTGTAAGGTATTCTTTACGAACCCATATTTCCTCCGATGGAAGATTACAAATTAATGTAGACATACTTAATAAATTTACACTTTATTATTTAACCACTATAACGAGCTTCCGCTTTCTATATTATCATAAACGCCTATAAGAAGCATAAACACACATCATACTCAAAGATACGCAGACATAAAAAAAGACCCCTCCAAGGGGGTCTGAGGTGTCTTACAGGTCTTGTCTTAACGACCCTGACCACGATAACGCTTCTTTGCATTGTTACTGCTAGATGCAGCATACTTCGTGTGCTTCCCTTGACCCTGACGGGTATTCTTGGGTTGTGATTCGATGAATGCTGAACCCATCAGTGACTTCTTAATTTTTGCCATGAATTAACTCCAATTCAATTTTATCTGGATTATATGCACCAGTATCATAATACTCTGATGCTAGTTCGTCAAGTGCTTCTGTAACCTCTTCATACGTTAACTCAGAACGTATGACATCACCCTCATAAAGTATGTTGAATAAATTAGATGACTCTTGTTTTTTCATGCCCAACACGAATTCTTGGATCACACCAAATCTTAAACCCTGCCTCAATTGCATCTAAACAGAATGAGACATCCTCTCCACACATGTCTTGTACTGCACCAGATTCAAAAACTTGCATCTTTGGTGCAAACCATGGATACTTCATCTCTTCATTCTCAAAGACTCCTTTCTCAATCATCACCCACCCAAATCCAGTGTAGTCAACTGTAAATGGCTTACGACGCTTTGAGATTGTCTCACCAGTTTCATGATTCATGACTCCACCATTGTTTCGGAAGTCATCCTCATCTAACCAATGTGCAACTGATGTAGTACGACCATCTTCTGTCATGTACCATCCAGCAGCAATAGATCTTTTCTTTGTCTCATCCTCTACTGCTTCTGCAGGAAATGCAAGATCACATAATTGCCAGAACTTCTCACTACTAAACACAATGTCACTATCAATCCATAATTGATAATCATAATTTAACTTACCGCCCCATGGTATCTGATCAGGTCCTCTCAGTACATTCGCACCTAAACACTTACATCTTGCAAAGTTTACCATTGATGAGTAATCTTGACTAATCTGAATACTCATTCCATTCTGTACAAGATCAAAGCATAGTTGTACAAAGTTTTTCAAATACGTATAAGAAACTCCTCTACCAGGTAGGCAAAATACAATTGCCTTTCCTTTCATTCTTTCCTTAATTGCATCATAGTCCCATTCAGACTCTGTTGATGCTTTCTCAGGCGCTTTTGCCTTTACTGTAAATCCTTTTGCCATAAGAGAATAAAAACCTCAATTCAATTCTAATACCTTATTTATTTCCTGTCAATAACTTGCCTCTGCTAATTCTTGTCTATTATTCACAACTTCCTCAAATGTTAAATCTTCCCTTTGATACTCTGTGAATACTTCTACAAGATTATTCAGTGCTTCCCATGTTACATTAAACTCTGATTCACTCAGAGAATGGTAGATACAAGTATTCTTTGCGTATATGTGATAAACCTTTTCGCTCATAATTTTTTTTCGGATTTTTTTCACCTCACTCTTATTTACCTTATCGCATTATATACCATTACTAATAAAATCCCTACAGGTACTCCGATAATCTTGAAAAATTTTCCAGGATACCTAATCGCCCATCCTGCTAAGACTACTCTATAAAAATTCCAATACGGGTGGCGTTTTTTCATCAGAGGGGTTTCAGAGGGTTTATAAATTTGGGAAATTTTTTTATGAGCGTGATACTTATGTCGCAAAAGACATACAGTGTAGGTTAGGGTAGTGGGGGGTTTTATATACGCACGGCCCGTTAATAAGAATTAACAATTAATCGTAATACCTGTCTATTACTAATAACGAACAATCGTTATTCGTGCTTATTACTAATAACGAACAATTACTGTTTATTATTAATAATTAACGATTACTATTTGTTACTTAGTAATCACTGTTTATTAGTAATAAGAACTGGTTGTCTATTACTAATAACGAAGAACTGTTTATTAGTAATAAGAACTGTTTCGATCATTGTATATCGAACTAGTTGTCTGTTACTAATAAGAACTGTTTCGATCATTGTATATCGAACTGTGCCCCTCACGAATAACACATAAGGGGCACACAGTTAGCATCACATTAGAACGCGATTGCCTCTCCGGAAGTGTAACTCACTGCGTCTCCTTGAGTATCATCAGAGGACGCATGATTGCCCTCAGCGATAACATCGAGAATGGACAGAATATCGTTTCCGGTGTTACCCTTACGAAGAAGAGTAAGCATCAGATTACGGGGCATAATAACGAAAGAAAGTGTTGACGAAAGTTGTGTGCTTATGTTAAACTTAATGTGGGGCAGTGAGTATCACGAACCCCACATGATTACCCTCAGGCAGCAATACGCTGAAGGGTCTCATTCTTGACGCTTTGATTTACAAAACGACCGACAGACTGACCGCCTTCGATTACACTGGAAAGAGCAGATACAAAGGCAGCAACATCTGCAACGGTGTAGTCATAGTTACGACCTCCGTTGAATGTTACGGTGGCAGTGTTATCCTCAAGAGCGATTGCTTCGATTGCAGTGCTGTTAGAGATAGCGAAGTTCATGATAAAATGTGAAATAGTGTGTGTACAGTTTGAGTGTCTTTAGAGCGCATCTCATTCTCTTAAGTGTTACTTAGGAGAGAATCATACTCTTCTGTGAGATCTCCTTAATCTCCATGATCACGTAGTCATAATCACGCTCAAGTTCTTCCTTGTAGGCATCAGCAGCAGACTGAGAATCGAAGAGGCGAAGTGTTACCATTGATTCTCCTTCGTAATCAATGCCACCGATGACAGCGATACATTTAATGGGTTCCATGATTGTGACTTAGTGGTTTGGATTGTGTGGGTTGTGTCCTTACACCTAAGGGTCAATCTCAAAGTTAGCTATTTTGTAACCCTGAGATTGTGATGCTTATGTGTTACTTACTCAAGCAATGAGTTCTTGTAACATTTCGTTCAATTCTTCATGGTTCAGATTCTCATCCTGCCATAATGTGCCATCGGGGGTTTCTTCTTGAAACATCACAACTAAGCACTTTGCAATTGCTGAATATTCAGTCACTTTGCTATTAAGTAGACCAATCACTTGGCGATAGATTGACTCATCATTCTGTATCCAAAGTGATACATTCCAAGTCTGATAGTTTGCCCAACCGTTGTAAGTTTGTGTCATGATTGTTGTCTCCATTTGGTTTGGATTGTGTGGGTTGCTCACCCTTACACCTAAGAGGCAATCTCAAAGTTAGCTATTTTAACTCAAAAATACTAAATGATGAATAAGGACACAATAAGACCCTTAGGATACACTGAGACCTGAGATGAGTTTCTGTTGTTCTCAGAGGCATGTAGAGGGGTCTCAGTGTATCCTAAGGGTCTTATGAGTAGGTGATACTTATGGAGTGCAATCACCCATGGTAGTGATAAGCATCATCTCCTTTATCGAAGTCTTCAATGTAACTCTCTACCTTCTCATTTGGTTCGAGTTTGAATAACTTATTGAAGTCAATCTCTCTTGGATTAAAATCAGGCATCACAGTTAAATCAAGTGTAATCCTAACCTTTCTCTTTCTTGCTATCTGATAAGAAACCATGAGATTAATGCGAATTGATGACCTTGTTATTATAGTATCTTATGGGGAAGATGTCAACGAAGTCTTTGTATTTATTCGGAGACCTTATGAGAATTTTATGAATGTCCTGGGATGCTTATTATTGGGGCGCTTGACTTATGGGGGCGTTGATGATAGAATTCCATCTAAGATCACAAGGTCTCAGCACATTTCCACAAGGATTAGTGGTCTTAAGAGTACATTAATCATAAGGTTTTCCACACATAACCAATACTTTTCCACAGGTTTTCCACACACAACAAAACACACAACATGATTAAAAATAACATTTAATTATCTTTTTAATGTATTTTAACCCCTATTTTACCTCATAGGCATTAAAAAAGGGGCATAAGTGCCCCCCTAACATAAAAGAACTAAATCCCTTTCCTAAGTTCATCTTTCACTTCATCTTTCACTTCATCCTTTAATTTTTTCAACCTTTCTTCTTCTCTCTCTTCTCTTTCTTTTTCTAATTGTTCTTTCTTTCGGAGTGAATCATCTTCTCTTGCTTGATTCGCAATGTCAAGTCTTCGAGTATCAATGTCCTCCTTAAATCTATGAAATGATTTCATCTATCTCTGTATGATTGTTTCCACTATTTAATAAAAACTGTTTTTCTTGCATTGGGATTGTCATTCAGATGTCATAGGTCATTCAGGTGTCAGTTATTAACAAATCAGTTTATATACATTAAAAAACCCCCTGTATGTTACAGAGGGATGTAAGTTACCTTAAAGTTATCTACTTTAATTGGCAATGTAGTTAGTATCAACAATCGTCACAACTTCTCCATCAGATTGTAAAACATCGTATTGAACTTGATTCGTTCCGATGTCTGCTTTACCGACAATAATGGCAGTGGAAAGAATGAACTCTAGCATTTGTGTGTGTGTGTTGGTTTAGTGTAAGAAATTAAGATTAAGATTAAGATTAAGACACTGGATCTAATCCTAATCGATATCTTGCTGCATCAATTGCATCCTTTCTCTTATTGAATAGTGCTGGTTCTTGTTCATACCTTAGTTGAGTGTAACGATACTTTTTAACATAATGTCCTAGTTGTTCATCTTTGTCCATGACTGTTTTACTATAAAAGTAAATTGCAAAATTACCTTTTGGATTTCTTTTACTCTCCTTATTAATAAGATAAGGAGAAGGAGTTGTTGTTGATGGAAGTAGTTTAATCATGAGAAGATGTAACCGTTAGTGAAATCATAGACGTTGTAGACTTTACTTTGTCCTGCCATTCCTACAAACTTTCTTACAAACCACTTATAATTCTTTTGGAATACACCTTCACCAGCAATACAAAACTCATCACAGAGTGCATTAAGTCTGGATTTTGTTGTATTTGATTGATAACCACCATCAAAGATAGTCATGCTATCATCATCAATCTCCGCAATTTTATTACCGTGAAGATATACTTCTGACACATTATTTGCATCAGTGATAACACTTGTGTTTGCAGATTGCCAGTTCTGATTGTTATGAACTGCTGCACACATTTGGGTTTCGATCTTTCTCATGATTTTAGAATAGTGTTTGTTTGGTTTAGTCCTTAAGTATCACTCACCGTGAAAGGCAAAGTGTGCATCGACTACAAAATCAATGACTTCGACAACTTCATGATCCTGAACATCATGACGATCACAAAACCAGTCGATGCAATCATCAGCAGGTAACATAGTGTCGAGCATGAAATCTTGCAGATCTGAAAGATTTTCGGCGGAGAAAAGAATGGTTTTGTTCATAGTTGGTTTGTCTTGGTTGTGTGCTTACACCTAAGTGGCAATCTCAAAGTTAGCTATTTTAATCCAACTCGATTTGCCAGTCATTGTCATCAATTAGATTCACCCAAAAGTGATTCTTATTGTTCGCAGAGGTGAGGAATACTTTGTTTCCTAAATGTTGCTCTACAAAACATTCCTGTAGTTTGTCCATTAAGTTACAGAAACGATTCTGTGCTTTTTTACTCTTTGGTGTTACGATTGCGATCATGATGATTCAGGCGGTAAGATTTGCAATTTTGAAGACACTCACCTCATGAGAGTCGTTAGCATCAACAAGGACAGGATTATCCTCAAAGGTCATCTTAATGATGCTAGGATTATGCTCCTGCCATTCAGTTAATGTTCGACCTTGAATGTTACCCTTGCGAGGGCGATTGGTAAGTTGTTTAATAGTTTTGAACTCTGAATCAGAAGTTCTATCATCAAAGAAAAAGGTAATCTTTCTCCTAAATGTTGCAACCACTGGGTAGTTTGGAATGTTCATAGTTGGTTTGTCTTGGTTGTATCCTTACACCTAAGTGGCAATCTCAAAGTTAGCTATTTTTATTGCTGGAAATACTCTCCGATTGCCTTACTCATGGCGATAAGTTTCTCGTGGATCTCATCAACCTCACAGCGAAGATTCTCTTCTTCACCCATTAAACTCATCAGGTCAACTTCACTCCAATCCTCAAAATTTACCGTTCCATCTTGATACAAAGGAGTGTAATATAATGCCCCTTCACTACAAATGGAATAGGCACAACCTTGATTCTCAGCGATGTAAATGTTCATTGTAACAATCAGAATGAAATGTTGATTTTGTTTGTTGTATCAGGATTGACGATTTCTGCTGCATTGTTGAGACCATCAGCAGCAATTCTTCGGGCGTCATCACTACTCCAGAACAGAATAGCGATGACAATCAGTGCAATAACTTTCATGGGTTCAGCAAGAACAAGCAAGAGCAGAATTGAACAACTGAGGAATCATAGATTCGTCGGTTACTTGATAACCATAACCATGAGTACGGGAATCAAACTCATACTGAAAGTCTTTTTTATTGATGTAACGCTTGGACTGAGATTCGCCCATGAAAGTTACAATTTTGAGCATCAGACGATTGTGAATCTCACCGTCAGCAAATTTGACGGGATAGAAGTCAACAACCATGTTGCCATCTTTGGAAGTGAGTTGCATAATGGAAATGCGTGCTTACACTATAGGGACAATCTCAAAGTTAGCTATTTTAATTGCCTGAGATTATGATGGTTTGATGTTACTTAGTCTACACCATTTCTTGTTGATACTGCATCAGTTGCTCTTCTGTAACCTCATCCACACAGTCTTGAATGACAGTGTAGATATAATCAATCTGACCAACATCATCAAAGATACGTGCAATCAATGCAGGATCTTCTACCTGAACATCATAATCAACCTCACCATTTTCATCCTTTACATGTATATCTTCCTTCGTATAAATCCATGCTGCACATTCTGCATCTTCTCCCTGTTGTGCAATCATACTTGATACTCTGTCTTGAAGTTGCTTGAGAGTGTAGTTCATAATTTGAATAAATGAGGTGAGTGAGTGTTAATTAGTGTGAGATGAGTAAGTGTTAGTTAAGAGAGAACATAGGTACTCAGATCATTACGATTATCGCAAGATGCCCAAGTATCATAGAAAGAATCCCATGCTGTTTCGTTATCAACAAAGGAAACAATTTCCAACATCTCACATACCCAATCGTATGCCATATCTATGTCGGCATTTGTATCATTCACAAAGACGCACATTTGCCCCATAATGTCATCCCACTTCGCTTGTTGTTCAGATGGAATCAGAGAGAAAATTGGAGTTGACATAAAGAAAGATTTTTGGTTTGGTTGTGTGCTTACACCTAAGGGGCAATCTCAAAGTTAGCTATTTTAATTGACCGAGATTACTGAACCTTGATTTCTAGTTCTTCAATGCGATCATAAAGACTAGAAACTAATTCTAGGAGTGCTCTAAACTTCTCATTAGTCTCCTTTTCTTCTCTCTTATAACATACTCCATTGGAGTAATATTCATGATAGAAAATGTCGTCTGTGTACATTTGATTTTCTTTTTAATTGGTCTCAATCGTTCCATGCAGTTACAACAAACTCATCATTCTTAATGATGACATTGGCACCGAATGTACCACCCAAAGCAAACATCAACATGTCGCTAATCTCATCATCAGTGAAATTACCTTGAGTAAAACTACCCTTGTTGATTGTTGAACAACCAGATGCTTGAATGTCACTCAAGTTTAGGCAAATTGCTTTCCTAATCTCTTCAGTATTGATGCACTTCATTGCACCAGAGTCATACTGTATCATAGTGGTGAAAGTGTCGAGAATGTTAGTTTTGGTTTGTGTCATAATTTTGTTTGGTTGTGTGCTTACACCTAAGGGGCAATCTCAAAGTTAGCTATTTTAATTGCCCCTGATTTACAGGGGCATTGTATCAATCAAACACCGCAGAGTTGTTTAGTAGTTCTACCACCAGTTTGCTTTCTTAGTGATACATTGCTGCCTACATCTGCTCCAGCAGTAGCACCAGCACCAGAAGCACCTCTGAATTTAGTGTTAGAATTGAATCGCATTTTGCTCAATGCAGTAACAACTGCTTGCTTATCTTCGTGAATACGATTCTCCTCTTTTTTCATCTCTCGCAGTCGATCAGAAACCTGTTCTGCAAATGATTTCTTGAAATTAATCTTGAAAGATCGTGAAACTTTAGTATCAATAAGTTCACCAATAATCTTCTCTGCTTTGTATGCTTTATCTGCCTCACGGTTCATAACATCAATCAGAAACTCACTGTAAAGATTGACCTGAATCTGTTGTGCTTCACTACCAATTACTTGGATAGTTTTAGCACCATTGATGTCAGTTTTAACGTATGCTTTTGCATCGTAAAACTTAGCAACAGCGTTGACAATCTGAGTGAAAGCAACATCCATCTTCTTAAAAGATGTAAACTGTTCATCAACAGCAAGAACCTCTTTTGCTTCCTGCAAAGTGATACCGTGCTTTGCACACAATTTATCAATCATTGCCGCAGCAGCAGATGCTTCACCATCAAAATCTGTGCTCTCTTGAAGTTTGAGCATAGACTTAATCTTGGCGATGACTTGATTACGATCCATTTTTGTTTGATTTGGTTGTTGCTTACACCTAAGGGACAATCTCAAAGTTAGCTATTTTAATCAGGCATCAATCCTTCAAGAGTTTCTTCATCATAAAGGTCAAGGATTTCAGACTTAACATCATCTTCATCCCAATCTTTGATGTTCTGTTCAATACTCTCAACAGCAAAAGTGATGAGAGTATCCATGTCCATGCCTTCAACAATCAACTCAGCATAGTTGAGTTTGAGTTGGTCAAGTTTAGAAGTGGTCAGCATAATCAGTTCAGAATAATTTTGTAGTCAATAGACTTAATGCACCAACCAAAGGTACATGTGATCTCTTCGATTAGATCATCTTCATCATCTGCTTTCCAAATTGTTTCAAGAGTGTCAGCAGTTACATTATCAAAATGGTGTTGAGTCCATTCACCAAACTCATCTTCAAAATCAAACTCAACTTGTGTGACTTGGAATTGCATTGGTTTGTTGCTTACACTATAGGGACAATCTCAAAGTTAGCTATTTTAATTGCCGGAAATACTCGCGGAAACTATACATCAACGGAGATATAAGTATGAACATGCCCAATCACAGTTCTCTAATACAAACTCACGATCTTTGATGATTAGCAGATTGAAACAAACACCTTTGCAGGTGCTTTGATTGATGCTGCCTTGTATACTTCATCAGTCATCAATAGTGCCGATAATGTGTATGCCAACATTTTTCACAGAGACAAGTTCTTGACTCCATCTCTTTTTTAATTGCATTACGACTATTTCTACCAACCATCTCAGAAACTTGTTCTAACCTAGTAGATGAAATCGTCAAATCATAAAATCCAAGTTTATCATAAACTTTAGATCCACAATGAGAGCATTGATACTTTTGTTTCTCTTCCTTAAACCATTTCTGAGTGGTTCTTTTAGATTCAAGTGCTCTTCTTTTTGATAATACCTTGTTACGTTCATACCATTCTTTTCTTTGTTGCTTCTTTATTGCTTCGGAAGCAGTCAATGGTCCAATTAGTTTAGGTCTTCCCATAATTTATGCTGGTGTTACACTCCATTCATCTGTTGGAACCATTGTGTTGATAACATGCTCAACATTTTCAATTCCGTAGACTACAACTTTCTGAGTTGAAGAATAACCAGTTTTCTTCTCACGTTTCCATGAGACAATCCAGCGATCACATGATACTTTCATACCCAATTCCCCATAAACTCTTCAAGTGTGTAACCTTCACCAGTTGATGTTTCTTCAATCAATTGTTCGATTGTAAGTTCTTCCATCTCCTTACGATATTCTTCTGGTGTTGGATCTTCTGGGTCATAATCATCATGGCAGAGATAGTCCCACTCTGCCACA